AAGATCGACCAAGCCACCGCCGAGGAAAACAAATGAGCGACAACGTCATCAACCTCACCGACTACTGGGCCACATACTACATTCACAACGGACACTGTTCGCTCTGTGGGAACAGCGGGAAGATAGATACTAGAGAAACTGCTGTTACGGCGGCAGGAGTCCGCTCCGGCAGGATCAATTTGTGTATCTGCCCCAACGGTCAGGCTCGGCGTCTGCGTTGTCGCCCGGAGGAAAACAAATGACCTTCTCAGAGTACGCCAACCAATGGACCCGGACCGTGTTGCCGCTGTCCAAACCCGCGACCGTGGCCACGATGAAGTCACACCTGAAAACTCTGAACGCCGGGCTCGGCGATCAACCCATCGACGTGGCGTACCCAGTAGTTCAAGCTGTCTTCACTGACCTAGCACTCAAGCACGCCCCGAAGACCGTTCGCAACATCCACTCCACCTATCACAACATTATGTCTGCCGCAGTTCGTGAGGGCGTCATCACCAAGGTCCCCAAGGTGGCCCTTCCCAAAGCCGCGAGATCCGAACAGGATTGGCTGGACCTGGACGCCATGAAGCGGATCATTCGCGACTCACGACCGACTCACCGCACCCTGTATGCTCTACTGTCCGAGACCGGCTTGAGAATCGGCGAGGCCCTCGGACTGCAAGTCCAGGACGTGAGTGGCGAAGCCGGAACCCTGGAAATCAAGCGGAGCTTATACAACGGCAAGGTTCAAACACCCAAGACAGAAGCGGCCTATCGAACTCTGACGCTATCAACCTATTTGACGGACATGCTGAAGGACATTCTGTCCGGGAAACCCGAGGACTTCATCTTCAAATCGGGTGCCGGTACACCGCTCTGGCCGGACAAGATCTTACTCAGAGACCTGCACCCCTTACTGAAGGATCTCAAGCTCGACCCGGTAGGTCTTCACGCTTTCCGCAGGGGTAACGCGACCTTGTTGTGCTCTGTTCTGGGGTGCCCAGAGAAGATCGCGGCGCATCGCCTGGGACACCGGGCTCCGGGCTTAACTTTAGGGTTGTACGCCCAGAATTTTCGTGGTATAGATAAAGAGTGGGCTCCCAAGATTGGAGCAGCACTCTTCCTGTAGGCAACCCGAGGAGGTGAGACTGATGAGAGCTACCGTGTAAGCCACTTTAATTAAAAAGGCAGCCTGCGTCTCCATGATTGTAAGCGGGCTGCCTCATCCAAGGACGAAAGGGAAAATGGACATCATCGACAAAGTTCGCAAGCTCTTGAAGCTCTCTGAAAGTTCGAACGCCAACGAGGCCGCACTTGCTGCAGCAAAAGCTCAGCAGCTCATTGACGAACACAACCTCAGCGCTGCGTTGCTGGCGGTCGAGACCGAAGAGGCCGAGGCCAACGAACCCATCGAAGACACCCTCCGGGATAGCAAACCACTAGACGACCAAAAGAAAATGCAAACCTGGAGGTACGCCCTGGCGAAGGTTTTAGCTGAGTGTAATGGTTGCCGGATTTACGGGTTTAGGGGAGCAATCGAGCTGGTTGGACACCGTAGCGACGCCGATAAAGTCCGGTATCTGTACGGCTACCTGATCCACGAGACCGAGAGGCTCTGTAATCGAGATGGCGACGGGTGCGGTCGGACATGGCGGAATAACTATCGGCTGGGAGTCGTGGACACCATCGCTATCATGCTCCAGCGCGAGCACAACAGGTTCAAAGATCGGGCTCGCGAGCAAGTTGCCTCTGATTCCACGGCCTTGGTGAAAGTTGACAAGGCCCTGGCGCGAATCGATGCACGAAAAATCTCGATAGATGACTTCGTTCGGAAGCATCACCGGCTCACGCACCATCAGACCCCGTCCCGAGCCGACGATTGGGCTAGACATTTAGGTCAAATTGCGGGACAATCAATAACTATAGGTAACGCCCGAGCGGCACTCAAATGAGGAGACCATGACTGAAGCCCGAGCCCGAGAAATTCTAGGCGTAGCCATACAGCCGGACGGTAGTCTCCACGCTCTCGGGCACCCTACCCTCCCATACACAAACTGGGAAACTTCCTGGGCTGAGTCCGGCGCTTGCTTAGATGGACATTTCTCTGTGGAAGAACTAGAAGCAATCATTTTCTGGATCAAACTGAGAGGACAAAGCTAATGGTTGAAACTCGCATCGATTCGAAGCGTGGTTGCGGATGGCGGCAGGAAGGTGGCTTGTACCTAGTGAGCGGAGGCGAGGCCGTGGCTTGCGGCAAGCTCCCCGTTCCTCTGACGATCTGCCCGACCTGCAGCGGCGGCATCCACTTCGCCCGCAGCTGGACATGGGTGGACGGCGATGCCCTGGTAGCAACCAAGATCTGCAGCGGTGCCCGGCACGCCGAATGTTCTGGGTGTCTGCTGGCGAGCGCCACGGAGTCGAAGCAAGGAACTTCAATTGGCCGGGCTGGTCTGCTGTGGATCGGCGAGAAGTTTTACAAGACGCCCGCTGACTGGATGCGCGAGGCCGAGAACCTGGGTGTATCGCGCAGGATTCCTGCGGTGCCCCGAGAGTTCGTGCTAGGTAAGACTGTTGTTCTCGTGGCCCACCTCAAGGCAATCAAGAAGCGTTGCGAGGTCTGCGACGGACGCGGCACCGTCGTCTTGCAACCGTTGAAATTGATAGAGGGCGTCGAGCCCGAGGGACCCCCACGTAAGATCGATTGCACAAATGAAAATTGCGAAGATGGCTTCGTGTTCAGCGCCGGGATCTTCTCTGCGTTCGTTCCTTCCGCCGTCGAGTACGTGACGAAGGGATCTGAAACCACAGAGGAGCTGGAGGCCCTTGTCAAGCGCGGGATCACGCCGATCAAGGTAATACGCAACGAGCCATCGGAGGTCTCCGCAGCATGAGCAAGCTTTTGGTCCCACTGAAACCTAAGTTCGTCGGCTACTACACAAGCGAAAGTAAGGGAGTCGTCTCGACCGTGATAGTAGCCAACGTAAAGGACAATCCAGCCCTGTTCACCTTAACCCTGTTCCGGCGCGAACGACCGAAGCAGGGGCACAAAATTCTGGCGGGCTATCGAATCCAACCCGGCAGTACCCATACCTTCTGGCCCCCGGCTTTTACAGTGAGAGCGGGGGATCGACTCCAAGCGAAGTCCTCAAAGAAGGGAGCCCTGGTAGTTACGATAGGGGGTATCCAATGGTAAACCCACGAGTCACAGTATTCTCAGACAGCAGGCTCTACCGGTACACCCTTTGGCGTCAGTGGGGTTCAACCGAAAGCTACGCGATGTTCATTGGCTTGAACCCCTCGACTGCCGACGAAGTACAAGACGACCCCACAATCCGGCGCTGCATCGACTTCTCCAAGCAGTGGGGGTTCAGCGGGCTCTGCATGACTAACCTGTTCGCTTTCCGGGCAACCGATCCCAAGGAAATGAAGCGGTGCCCGAAGCCTGTCGGAGACCAGAACGACCACTGGCTTGTCGAATGTTCTCGCGACGCCGGGCTGATAGTCGCGGCTTGGGGGAACCACGGCAAACACCTGGGGCGTGATGAGCAAGTCATCCAGCTGATCGAACGGCTGGACTGCTTCGGCCTGACGAAAGAGAAGCGCCCGATGCACCCGTTGTATCTACCGAAGACATCCACATTGATCCCCCTCGGAGGAAGATAATGGAATTCAAAGGTCAATCAAAACCCCGGAGACGTGAGGAAGGCGAGGAGAGAAACAAGAGGTGGCGGACTCTGACACCAGCCCAGCAGCTGGATGTGCTAGACCACCGGCCCGGCGAAAGCAAAAGGCAGCGCGATAAAATTAAGAAGGTGCTGGAGGGGAAATGAAAGTATACTGCCCGCAGTGTGACACCCGATACGACGATGAGTTTCGCTCAACGATCTGTCCTCACGATACCTTCGCGGCGAACGATGGACATAACAACTTCGCGCACCATCCCGAGAGCCTCATCGAGCGGAGCGATGTAGTCTGCCCACACGACAGCCAAAAGCTGCAAGACCACGGCTCGCTCTTGATCTGCCCCGGCTGCGGGTACTACATCCAACGTTCAGACCTGTGAAAAAAGTTGTAGACTTACGAATCCAAATGAACTAGGCTACCACCTATCAAACGACCGGAGGAAACAATGGAAATTGAATTCAGCGAGAAAGAACTCAAAGCTCTGAAGCAGGAGTATGCAAGCCAAGCAACAGATTCACAGTTCACCTTGTGGATCGAGACCTGCAAACGACGTGGACTTGTACCTGTTGAAGACGTTGTGCTGCAACTCCGCTCCGTCAAAGAGTGGGACGAGACCGCGAAGGCTAAGGTCTACGTCAAGAAGGTGATCTTCATAACCACCCTGCGCGCCCTGCTGAAGCTCGCTGAACGCACCGGCAAGTACAAGGGGTTCGTCACGGCCCAGTACATCTACCTCGACGACAGGAAGCAACCCACGATTGTCTCGGAGTTCCCTTTGCCGGACCCGAACGCCGTGGACAAGCCGCTGATCCCCTGGGCTGCGAAGGCTGGCGTGAAGCGCGCTGGATTCGATGAACCCCAATTTGAGATCGCTCGATTCTGGGCGTATGCTCAGACCTACGACGACGACGGCAAGAAGAAACTGAATTCGACCTGGACTACTCGCGGTCCCGAACAGCTTGTGAAGTGTGCTCGTGCTGCGGCCCTGCGAGGCAGCTTCCCCGAGGAACTCGGAGGTCTGTTCCTTGAAGAGGAAATCCAGAACGAGGAGTCCGCACCGAAGGTTGAGACCAAGACGGAGCCCGCGAAGTCATCGGCCCCGGCTGTTACCCCCGCCGCACCCAAGGTCAACCATACTCCGGCTGAAGGTAAGGTGGCCCCTCGACCTGGAGAGTCCAAGCCAGAAAAAGTGGACACTGTGAGTCCAGTTCCGTCAACTCCCGCTCCAGCTGTTCAGACGACTACGACACCAGCTGCCCTCCCTGAGTACACTCCACCCCTTACCGTCGCAGGTAAGATCGAGCACGACAAGCAGACCCAGGAAGCGTTGAACAAGGCGACCGCTCCGGACACTAAGACTGAACCGACAGCAGCGGACAAGAAGACAACGAAAAAGTCTGCCGCCAAAAAGAAAGCAGAGCCTAAAGCGGATCTGCCTCCCGCTGCCGCACCCGAGGGTAAGCCTGAAGCAACGCCACCCGAAGCAGCTAAGCCCGCTGAGGTCCCCGCCCCTGAAGCCGACCGTACACCCACGCAAGGGGAGTTCGACGGAATCGTCTCGAAGTTGGTAGTCTTCCGAGATAAACTCGGTGGGGCCGGAAGTCCCGACAGTCAGAACCTCAAGCAGTTTATTCTCAAGAAGACCAACCAGCCAGACACAAAGCTGATCACCAAAAAGCAGTGGGAGGACATCTTTAAGATCCTCGACAGCGCGCTTGACGACTCGGACCTGAAAGCAATCGTTTCCAGATAACAGGAGGATTTTACCAATGGCATCCGTCAACAAAGTGATTTTGATCGGTCGGCTCGGCAAAGATCCCGAGCTGAAGTACACCCAGGGAGGCACACCAGTTGCGAACTTCAGCCTCGCAACCGATGAGACCTGGAAGGACCAAAGCGGCGATAAGCAGCAGCGCACCGAGTGGCACAACATCGTTGCCTGGAAGAAGCTCGCCGAGATCTGTGGTCAGTACCTGACGAAAGGTCAGCAGATCTACATCGAAGGCAAGCTGCAGACTCGCAAGTGGGAAGCGGACGGGAGAACCAACTACAAAACAGAGATCGTTGCCACCAACATGACGATGCTGGGCAAGAAGGATGATAACGGCGGAGCTTCCGAGCGGTCCCCGAAGAAGACCCAAGACCGTGAGCCGGGCGGCGACGACCTCGGAATAACCGACGACGACATCCCGTTCTAGGAGACGCCGATGATCAACACAGAGGACCCAAAGTGGGAGCCAAGCAACAGCACTATGGGTAACATCGAGAACTCAGCAATCCTCACAGTTGCGAAACTATCCCTGGGCGACCGGCGCTCCGCGCTCAGGGAAGTCAACTCCCTATTCCAACGACTCAGGCGGGGTGTTACCAAGGAAGAGGAAACACCTGTACTTCCGCAGGACTTTTTCTAGCGAGGTTCTTATATGGCTTGCTCAGGACAGATCGAATCCCACGTTGCCCTTGTGATGGATGCACGCAACCGGATGAAGGAAGCTGAAGACACCAGCCTGTCACGAGTTCGCAGACTTCAGTTGTTGTGTGATGCTTCCAACCTGATCCACGGTGCCATGAATTTAGTGGGAAGGTTGCCCAATCTGAGAAAAATGCTGACCGACTGCTCCAACCAGTTTCTAGGGGTGAAACCATGAAGGACTTGTTCAGAGGAATGGAAGCCGACTTTCTCCAGTTCGATAAGGTCCAGAACAAGAAGTCACTACGCCCGGATCTGCACGCCTTTATGCTGCTGGATATACTCATGCCGGGCACGTCTGACATGGTGTCCAACGCCGGAAGCGATGAGATTTTTCTGGAGGTGGAGCCCGAAGCGTTGGCCCAGGTAGCCACAGAAGATCAGCTACAGGAGCTGCACCGCTGCGGAGTACGTCACGACATCGGACAGGACGCCTTGGTAATGTTTGTCTGAGGAGGAGAAATGGAATCACCTCATTGGTTGCTGGAGAAAGTGATCACAAAGCGGCCTCACTGGATTGGAATCGAGGGGGGTATGTTCCGATGGACGCCTGTTAAAGAACGAGCCCTACAGCTTGCTCGACGCGAGGACGCCGACAAACTGGCTGAGATCATCGACGATGCCGAATCTATAGTGGGGTGGCCATGACCAACGAAGGGTATGAGTGGTTCCAAAAAACCTGTCTATACGCCCGCTACGTTCCGGACGGCGCGCAGCGTAGCGAGGTAGCAGAGTTCTGGATCACAGTCTTTCGCAGCACAGTTGTAAAGCGGGCCAAAGACCGTTGCCGCCATGCCGTCAACCGTCCCTGCTTTGGTTGTCTGGGGATAGCCTTCACGGAGCACAGCAATGACACGAGAGAAATGCCTAGAAATACTTGACCGATACGAACGGTTCCTGGCCCCATTAGGTCCTAAGAAAAAGGACCGGGAGATGGTGAACCACATTCTCTTTAAGATGATTCCCAAGATGGACGCCATGCTAGTGCTTCCAAGCCAAGAGGACATAGAGAAGTTCATGCGCTGGCTGGGCTTCATTCAAGGTGTACTGTGGCAGCGAGGTTGGTTCACTTTGGAAGAACTGAAGGAACATAACCATGAATAGCAAAGGACACGACAGCAGCTGTTGCTGCGGATGTTACGAGATCTCAGATTCATCCTTGTTCGAAAGATATCGGGATCTAGTCCGTCACCAACGCGCCCCTCTCCATGAGGCCGGTCTGATCTCTGACGACGAGTACGCCTCATTCATGGGTGACGGCGGCGCATCGGTCGAGCGACTTCAAAGCTACGACAAGTTGAAAGAGGAGCGCGAAAACATTCTCTCCGCTCTTGGAGAGCACCCCGATTCCCCCGTAGATATCCCGCAACGAATTTCAGATGTCCGAGACGAAGGTCGGGCACACTTCCACAAACTAACCGAGACGGGCAACCGACTGAACGATGAACGAAGGCGAGTGTCCGAGCTGTCGGCTGAAGTTTGCCGACTGAACGCTCTACTCAGCAGCGAGATCTTCAAGGTGGACGAGCTGAAGCGGCGTAACAAGAAGTTCGAGGATGAGTACGTTCACGAGAAGCTGTTGCTGGATTGTCAGGACAAACTTGCGGCAGCCAACAAAGCCCTGCAGCTTAGGCAACAAGAGTGGGAGCAACTGGCTGATGGGCTAAGCCCGAGACGACAACCGATGGCCCTGAACTGTACGAAGTGCGGATCTACGATTCACACCGACTCGTTCCATTCAGAACGTTGCCCAAACGGGTATCGCTGAACACCGATACTTGTGTTAAACTGTAGGTGATTCTATCCAGGAGGGTGCCATGAAAGATGGTAAAGCCGGAGCACTGCAAGTCCTGGGGATGTTCCGAGCCATCACAGGGCTGACTGTTGACGACCTGCTCGAAGCCAAGAGCGAAGAGGAGCTGACCATAAAGGTAAGCGAGAACATTCGAAAGGAACGGGAGACAGATCATGATCCAGATCGAGGGCCGAGTCTTTAACGAAGAACAGCAAGCAGCAATCGACGCCGACAGCGGCACATGGCAGATACTCGCGGGACCCGGCAGCGGCAAGACTGCGGTCCTTGTCGAACGATACAAACGATTGGCGCGGTTTGCTCCCCTGGGCTTGACGTTCACGGTGAAAGCAGCGAACGAAATGAAGAGTCGGGCCGGGGGTGGAAACTTCCGAACCATCCAGAGCGCGGCCTACCAGATACTGAAGGGCTTTTCCGGCAGCGCGGGGTTCATAGCACCGCCTGTTGACCAGCTCGTGAAGAACGCCATTGACGTTCTCAATCCGGATCGACCTCGCTTCAAGTACATTATGGTTGACGAGGCCCAGGACTGTTCAGAGGACGACTGGGAATTTATCCGCCGCCTGTCTCCCAACATCTTCGCCGTGGGGGACGCCATGCAGTGCATCTACGGATTCCGTGGATCACAACCCGACCTCTTCCTCAACATGGCTCAGAGGTTCCCCGGCACCGACACTCTGTACTTGGGCCGGAACTACCGTTCGACACAGCAGATCGTTGACTTCTGCAAGAAGATTGCGCCGGTCCGTGGAGCACTGCTAGAGAGACTCTGTTCAGAGAATGAACCCGGCGACCCCGTCGAGATTCTAAGCTTCGCTCACAACGTTGAGGAAGCCGAGTTCGTGATCAGCTGCGCACAGAATCTACGACGTGACGGAAACGGCAGCAGTGTTGTTCTTGCCCGAACCAACCGTCAACTTGAAGTCTTCTCGAAACTTGAAGCTCCTGTGGACTTGGCACATTTGGAGCGGTCCACGATCCATGCGGCCAAGGGTAAAGAGTGGGACAATGTTTTCGTGATCGGTACACAGCAGGGCCTGCTGCCCTTCAGAGATGGCGACGTTGACGAGGAGAGCCGGATCATGTTCGTCGCCGCCAGTCGTGCGAAGAAGCGCTTGTTCTTGACTCGGTACGGTACGCCGTCTATACTGATCGGATAGGACGGAGGTTCTCATGGATGTACAGGCTACGTTTCACCACCGGTGCAAGAGGGGCCTTCACCCTTTCGAGGTAATCTACAGCTTGAGTCATTCCGATCAAGAGAGCACCGTTGTCAATTGGTGCTCGATCTGTGGAACCATCAGCGTGGATCTCGACATCGATGGTCGGATCAAACCAGGAGCTGTTCAAAAAGCGACGCGACCTAAAATTCTGGAACAGTTGGGAAAATGAAATGAATATCACCAAGACCAGCAAAGCAGGGGAGCGCGTCGCCCTACTGATCATCGCGCTGTTGGGAATTTTTGACGGTCTGGTTACCCTTTGCACTCTAACCTTGGTGGACTCGGACTACAGAGCCCACTTCCTGTTCTCGGACTTCTGCAACCGGCTTACAGGAGTTGACCATTGAACTGCGGCTTTTGCTTCAGGAGCTTCGAACCCGAGCAACAATCTCCGGTATGTCCGCATCTCAACCTGGACCCACCGAAGCCCCGGCCTGGAGGCCCACGACTGCGGCCCGAAGTCCAACGTGAAATCGAAGACGCCTTCAACCTGCGCAACATCCCAGCGCTGAACGCCTGGATTGACTCCCAAAATTACGCGGCGCGGTTCTACGCCCGGATGATGCTGAACAGAATCGAAGAGCTTGACAAGAGCGAGAAATTACGATCTAATCTACAGCAAGAGGAGTAGACAATGGCCCGAGTAACCACTGTTGAAAAGGCACGGAAAGACCAAGGGAACTGCAGCGGGTGCGGAGACCCGATCAAAGTTGGTGACAGCTATCGCTGGTGGAAGTTCCTACGCGGCCCGCGCTACGTGCGCTGTTCGAAACCTGACTGCAGACCAAAGCCCTCCGATCTTACCCGGAGCGAATTCTACTCCGGACTGTATGATCTGCAAGATCGGCTCCAGTCCGCGCTCGATACCTTCCGCCTGGATGGGGACGGCGGCTCACTGGCAGGCGAACTGAACGATGTTGCCAGCGAGTTGCGCACCCTCGGCGAAGAATGCCGAGAGAAGTACGACAACATGCCAGAGGGGCTACGGCAGGGCGACACCGGACAGCTCCTGGAAACTCGCGCCGATGAGTGCGAATCCCGAGCCGATGAACTGGAGAGCGCCGCCAGCGACGCGGAGGGCTACGAAGATCCCGAGGTGGAGGATGAACAGGATGGCGCACGCGATGACGCGGCGTCGGATGCCGACATCGACCTGAGCATTGACTAGGAGACGACAATGTCAACATGCCTGTACGTGAACTACAAAGGGAAGCCGGTAACGAAGCACTCCTACAGTGGAGGCTCGACCTTCCGTTTCTGTCGTCGCCGCTATCAACTGGAGAAATCCAAGGGCTGGCGAGAGAAGGACAACAAGGCCAGCCTGCGCTTCGGGCGGTGCGTCGAGGATGCCCTACAGTTCCACGTCGTGAACAACCTGACGGGTGGCGAGGACCACTTCGTCAGCAGCTGGGCAAAGATCAAAGAAATTCCAGACCTAGTGTACACCGAGAAAGAAGGTGACTGGTCTTCCTTGGATCGCATGGGGCGCACCATGTTGAAGCTGTTCCAACAGTGGTGGCCGAAGTCGGGACTCGCAACTCCCAAGTGGCAGCTTGAGTACAAGAAGGAAGTGTTCCCCGGCGACCCCAAGTACGCGGGCCTGGAGTTCACCTCGTTCGTCGATCTTCGCGCCGACTATCGAGACAAGCCGTTGATCGTTGACATCAAGACCGCAGCTCACGGTATGTCCGAGAATCAGGCAATGCTTCAACTCGACCCGCAGCTGGGGGACTATAGCTGGGTGACTGGTATCCCAACGGTTGGATTTCTGAACCTCATCAAGGGGGGCAACACCTTCAAGAAAGGCGACAGCTGCACCGTCATCAGCACCGGCGACCAGAAAAAGGTCTGCACGTTCAGTGATGACACCAAAATCGCCCTGCTCCTGTCGTACCCGGACTACGTTGAATATGAGCGGGAAGCCAAAGGCGTTCGAGGCAATGCGCTCAAGGAACTGAAGTCAAAATGGGAAGAGGGTGCATCTGCTGTCAAGCTGCACATCAGCGAAATTACGAAGTGCCGAATTCAGTTCTTGACTTGCGAAATCCCAGAGGCTACGATCAGAGAGTCAGGGGAGACCGTAGCCCAGGACATTGTCAACATCGTGGACGCCAACGAGCGCAACTACTGGCCCCAGGATGGCCGAGGAATCCGGTTCCCGAATAATAACTGCACGGTGTGCCCGATGATTGGGCTTTGTATTGGTGACGACAAGCTTCGAGACGAGAAACTGATCAACATCAGCGCGTCCAAAGCGACGGTTCCGGCGAACGAAGACTGGCTCGACAAACTTCGAAACGAATAGTATCTGACGACGCCAGATAATGGCTGAAAAGTGCCACTAGCTGGGAACGGAAAATACAAATGAGCCTCAAGAAGCAAATTCAAATTGCTGGACTCCAGATCCTGGGTGTAAACATCGGTCCTCAAGACAGTCAGTGGGGGCAGATCTCCATCTTTGCGGAAAGTTTCACCCCGGATCTTGTACTGAAGGCTTTCGAAGCCTGGGCAAAAGACCAGGGTGATCGAGTCATACCGTACCCGCTGAGTGAGTTTGTTCGCGTGGCTCCGCGTATGGTCGCTCGTGCTACCAGGGAGGACGAAACCCCTGTCGATCAAGCCGCGCTCGACGAGCTATGCTCCGAGCTGTACCTTATCGGAGGCCCGGCATTCTCCGGAAAAGAGCGAGCCGTTCTTGCAGAACTGACTCAGACTTACAGCCACGACGAAATCAAATCTGCTTACGCAGAACTTCTAGCCGGGTTCGATGATTTCCAAACGAGACGGGCGTCAAAGACCTTCGCGGAAGGCGGAGGAAAAGCCGTTCTCATGGCCGCACGAAAGCGGGCCGAACAGCTGAAGCGTCAACAGGAACTCATCGACCGCACCCGAAAAGCCCTGCTAGAAACCGGCTCCGTGGCCCCGCCTGTTGTTGAGGATGAGCCCACCACAGTTGAGCTTCCCGAGGTCTAAGCTACCACATGAAAGAAGATTTAGATCGGCTCAAAAAAGATCCGTCCGTCATCCGGCTTTACGCCCAGCGCGTCAAGTTGGAGAGACAGGGGAATCGCTACCGTGGATCATGCCCTTTCCACGCGGACAGTACGCCCAGCCTCGACGTGTATCCAGACAAGGAAGACGGGACTCCGTTGTACAAGTGCCTTGGCTGTGAGGCCCGAGGGAACATATTCCAGTTCGTCAGCAAGTTCGATCACATCTCGATGAACGAAGCTATCAAACTGGTGAAGGTCTACGTGACCGGCACCCCGGAGAACGAAGCGCGGGTAGTTGACAGTGTCTTCAAACCCGTGGGACAAGCAAAACCCAAAACGGTTCTGTCGCTGGCTGACATCGCGAAGTACGAGCGAGCCTTGGAGCAGAACCCGGACGCCATCGCGTGGCTCCAGCGGGAGCGCGGCGTATCCTACGAGACTGCAAAGCGTCTGCATACGGGCTATTGTCAGGACATCGGCAAACTTATCGGAGCAACCGACCAAGACGTTCGCGACAAGGGCTGGATAGTGCTACCGTGCGTCGAAGGCGATAAGGTTCACGCCATCAAGTTCCGGTCGATTGCTCGCAAAGTTTTCCGTCGCATGATGGGGATGGCCTCGGAAGTTTTGTACAACGCGGACACCGTTGACCTACTGGAGCCCGTGTTCCTGACTGAAGGCGAGTTTGATACTATGGTACTAGAGCAGGCCGGGTTCCGTGCGACCTCGCTACCGAACGCAGCCTGCAAAACTACGCCGGAGATGAAGGACAAACTCTTGAGAGCAGAACTTGTGGTGCTGGCGGGCGACAACGACGGAGCCGCAGGCACAGAAAAGATGAAGAAGCTGTGGGCCGAACTCGGAGATCGCTCTGCGTTCTTGGAGTGGCCCGCAGGGTGGAAGGACGCCAACGCCACGTTTCTCAAAGAATGTAAGGGAAACGTGGATGAGTTCAAGTACACGGTCAGTGGTCTGCTGAGCGCCGCAAAGGCGGTTGTCATGCCCGGCATCTACTCTCTGCAAGAGAGCATGAGATCACATCACCAGACAGACTTGGCAAACCATCCCGAAAGGTTCCGGTTCCCCTGGAAGAACGTTGATGCAATGGCGATCATTCTTCCGGGCGACGTGGTCGCAGTCCTTGCTACAAACACCAAGATGGGTAAGACCTGCTGGCTGATGAACGCCACTATAGATGCGGCTCTTATTCATGGTGAAGTTGTCCTCAACTATCAGTGCGAGTTGGAACCGGATCGATTCAACACCACTGTAGCAGCCCATGTTCTGAGGAAGGATCGAAACCATCTCACCAGGGAAGATATCGAAGATGCTGCCCGACGCCTGGGTAGTGCCAGATATTACGTGGGCTCGAACCCCGCGTTGAATACCGTTGGACCCGTACTCGATCTGATCGAAGCTGCTATCAAGCGGCTCGGGGCTACCGTCGTGGTGCTCGATCACATTCACTTCATCTGCCGCAACGCCAGCGACGAAATCAAAGCGCAGGCCGATGCCTCGCAGCGCATTGCTAACATGTCGAAGCGATACCGCTGCAAGTTCTTCATGGTGGAGCAGCCAAGAAAGTCAAACCAGAATAGCCGAGGCAAGCGGCTCCACATTTCGGACGGCAAGGGTAGCGAGGCTCTGCACAGTGACGCCGCTGCAATCTTCGCCATTCATAGAGACATGGCGACGATCACAGACCCGCCGCCGCCTGATCCGTACAGCCCTATCACCAGCGTTCACCTGTTGGGCGGGGCTCGGTCCAAAGGCGACGGAGCTTCCGAATCCCGATTGATATTCGTAGGAAACCTCGCAACTTTCAGTGAGATGGTCAGCGCTCCCTCAGATGGTCCGGGAGACGGCGGACTTTTTGATGGACACCCGGTGTGAAAGGGACTACAACAATGGCATTCGACTTAGTGGAGCATTTGGATCGACAGAAGAAATGGTCTTTCGAAAACTTCGGACCCGGCACCAACTTAGAGGGTTTACTGGAACACATTCGAAAGGAACTCAAAGAGATCGAAGCCAAACCCTTCGACCTCGAAGAGTGGATCGACGTTGTAATCCTGGCTTTTGATGGAGCGTCTCGGCAAGGTTACTCTTCAGGAGATATTGCCCGCGCTCTGTTTGCCAAACAGTACAAGAATGAATTGCGCAAGTGGCCGGATTGGAGAACGGTGCCAGCAGGGCAAGCTATCGAACATATCAAAGAAGAGCACGAGGAGTGGCCGTGAACCTTTCTGGCGATGGGAAAAACAAAACCGAAGTGGTGATGCCCGCCGATGGAGTCAGTTATTGACTCGACCGCTTGTGGCGAGCGGTAGCAACCTGTTCTTAGTGACCCACCCGTATGGGTCGGTTCATTCGTTGACAGGCAATCTACATTGCCGTGCAGAACTCATCGCCAGATACAAAATCGAAAGGTGGTAACCGTGGACGTAATAGACGATCTTCTGGGAACATCGAAAGACCTCTTCCAACAGAATGCCAAGAGCGTTGCCACGAAGATCGAAGATCTTCTCGGTGCCATCAAGGCCGGAGAACTCAACCTCGCGACCAACTATGTTCAGCTCGGCAATCAGCTGCTGAATGTCCGCTCGAACAAGTATTGGGTGCCCCTGGGATTCGCGAACTTCGGTAAGTACATCGAGTCGGTCAAGGATCGTATTCAGATTGGCCGCACGCAGCTGTACCTCTACATCTCCACGGTGGAAAAACTTCTGCCATCCGTCAGCGAGACTCAACTGAACCAAATGGGGATCTCGAAGGCGGTCGAGCTACAACGAGTGGTAAGCCAGACCGGCGCGCAGCCCACTCAAGAACTCATTGACTTTGCGCTTGACCCGAGCCATACTCGTGAGAGTGTTAAGGGTGAAGTCTACAAGCACCTGAACATTCAAACGCCCACGGAGACCGGCATCTACTTCGAGCTTGGCTGCTACGTTACGCAGGAGGAGCGAGAAGAGATTCAACGCGGGCTTGACGTGGCAACCAAGATAGACCCGGTGATACCAACCGACTGGCCGGAGAACAACCGCAACAAAGAGATTTTACTGAGGCTCATTCGAGAGTTCCTCGGCACCTATGAAAGTGAAGTCACCCCCTCGGAGGTTACCCATGAGTCAGAAAGTTAAGCTCGTCTTCGTGGAGCTGAACGAAAAGGGACGGGTCTCTCGGATCTTTCGAAAGTACCCCTTCAAGCTGCGGATTCCCACTCCCACGGAAGCCGCCCACAAGCAGATCACGCAGATGAGCCGCACGAAGGCTGTCTCCGAGGTTCGCCAGCAGCTCGTTCATCGTGCAAACGGAGCCTGTGAATACTGCTCCGCAGCTGTTACCGACCAGACCGGGCACATGCACGAGAAAGTTTTCAGAAGCCACGGGGGCGAGATATCCCTGGCAAACAGCGTCTTCATTTGCTATCCCTGCCACAGAGGGGAACACGGTCTTGGAAGGGGTGTCGCATGAACACAAACGGTGTAGTGGAAAAGTGGTCGCCAGTGGTTGATCGATTCATCAGCGGCCACGCCAAAGCGTTACCGCAGGACGAGAGGGAAGATCTTCGCCAAGACATATTCCTGGCGCTGATTGAAAGCTACGGACCTACTCTCGAAAGATGTACTGAGATGTGGGCTGAACTCCTGGCCCTCCGGGTTCTGGAATGTTTTCGAGAGGAGCGTCGCTCCCGTAGTTTACCGCCGAACTGGACTTCCTTCGACACCGAGAACTTGGTGCCGGACTCGTCAGCCCCGAACCTTGACCTTGAACTCGACCTGGGGAAAGCCTTGTCCCAGCTACCAGACGGCTTACGCAATGTCGCCGTGGACCTGTTCTATCACGACCTCAGTCAGCAGGAAGTGGCGACCAAGTACAACAGGACGCAGCCTTGGGTTGCCGTCGCAAAGAAGCAGATCGTGAATCGACTATACTCATTCTTAAAGGAGAAAACATGCCGGTAACCATCAACAGAACACTTTCCATCAAGGACAAGGACGGGAACATCTCGATCTTGACCGAGACCGATCAGATCGCGGAGAGCACAGACATCTCCGCAAAGTGCGATAGCTCGCGATGCGCCAGTCGTCACGCTGGCAAGCCGGTGGAGATCGCCTGGAACATCGAAGAGGTGAAGGAAAAGCCGGACGCTTTACCAGACTCGTTCTTCCGGTTGCTATCGCTCGTCATCAACCCGAGGAGCCAAGAGCAGAAAGTTTTCTGCAGCGCCGGGTGCGTTCGTGATTTCCTCCAGTACGACTACGTTGCGCCGCTGTCGCCGCGTGAGGAAGCCGTTCTGCAGGCCACCAACCAGCAGGCCGAGCTTGCGAAGCACCGGCCAAAGACCAACGTCATCCAGTTCCCGACCAAGCCTGCGGTTGAGGTTGTGGCCCCCCCGGTTTCAGCAGATACGCTGACCGACATCATCGACCAACCGGTTGTTCCGGGTCCCGAAGGCGTGGAAGAGCCCATAGCTGAACCCGTCAGTATCACAGACGAACCCGAAAAGCAGGGGCTTGAACATCCGTACCGACTGGAACACGACCCGAATCTCGGTCCATTCTTTGAATCGAGGGAGGGCGCATGACTGGACTCGAATTCGAAAAGTCCGTCGTAGCCCTAGCAGCGTGGCGTGAGATGCGAGGTGAAGGCATCAACGCCATGCTGGCGGTTGTGTTCGTTCTGCGCAACCGGGCGAAGGCGGGGTGGAACGGGGGCAGCATCTACCAGAACACCATCAAGCTGAATCAGGTGTCTTCGATGTCCGTGCTTGGTGACAAGAACACCATCAAGTACCCAGACGTTCGAGATCCGGATTTCCAGACTCTGCTTCACAAGATTGACGCCATCTACGAGGATGTACCGGACATGATCACCAGCGGCGCGAAGTATTACGCTGTTCTGACGGATGCCACGTCGGGGTGGTTTTTCGAGAACATCGTGAACAAACCTCTGGAGCACCAGAGGGTGGCGCAAATCGGGAAGACAACTTTCTTCGCGTAGTACGGAGGCAACATGAATAGGGTGTATGAGTGGTTCGGAGGTAGAAGCTCTGCCTTCGCTCTGTGGTTCTTCGTGGTTGGTGTCGTCCTCGTTTTCCAAGGTAAGCTCGACACCAACTTCATCGCCCTGGGCGGAGCACTGCAAGCCATCATCGTGACTCGATCCATCGCAGGGGACTACCACGAGCGCAGCAAGAACGGCAATGGAGGTGGCCATGCCAATCTTTGAGTACCGATGTCCGCAGTGCCACACCGTAACAGAAACGATTCGTAAGATAGCGGACAAAGACAAACCTATCTGGTGTCCTCGGTGCGACGTTAAGTCGAACCCGGTCCCGATCTCTAAGCCCGCTCCGTTTCGATGGGGGAAAGGCGGAGGGTGGAACTAATGGCGAAGCAACGCCGCCCGAAAACCGAGGAAGAGAAGAGGCGCGACCGCAACCAGCGCCTCAAGCGGCTCTACGGGATCACAATCAAAGAGTATGAGGAGAGGCTCGCTCAGCAAAACGGGTGCTGCGCCATCTGCTTGAAACCTCCGACGACTCTGGCTCTGTCGGTAGACCACGATCACAAGTGGAAGTATCTCAAGATCACCGTCTCCGATTGCATAGTCGGTTGGCTGGCGAAAGTCAAGGACGACACCGTGAATCCACCATCTCCATACTACCTGCTCGGTGGTGTTGGAGACACCAAGATGGCCGCTCGAATTATGTTGAAGCACCGTCTGAAGCGGGCAAGCGTGAGAGGTTTGCTGTGCTTCTCCTGCAACGGCGGGCTCCGGAAGTATCGGGACACCCCGGACATTCTGAGGCGCGCCGCCGAGTACCTGAGCAACCATCAAGGGAGTTAACATGTTTGAAAAAATCTTGAGTCGCGAAAGACTACTGATCGTGCTGGCCGTGTTGGTTGCCCTCGTGTACCTGGGTGGAAAGTACCTCGACAGCTCGAAGGATTCCGCCGTCGCGAAGAATGCCGTGGCCCAACAGGTCTTGCAGGAACAGGTGACGCAGAACGCCACCATCGCAAAGCAGCTGGCGGTCCAGGTCCAACAGTACCAGGAGATGATCACATCCTTGACCGCACAGAATTCGTCTCTGGCCCGAGCTATGGGGCAACGCCAGACCGAGGTTTTGCATCAACAGAAGATCGACCAAACTCTACCCCTACCTGATCTCGCCGTCCGCTGGCAGAAACTCGCCGGACTTAACCCCAGCGACTTCGAGAACACTACCAGGGGACTTCACGTTTCGGAGTCCGGATCTCGAACGACCGTTCAGATTCTGGAGACCGTACCCGCCCTACGTGCGGACCTAGTTGACACCCACAAGATCATCGAAAACAAAGACACCCAGATCAAGGGAGCCGATGGTATAATCGCAGGACTAAATACCCAGGTGACCGGCCTGAAGTCCGAACTGACGGCTAAGGATAAGGCTTGTGACACGCAGCTGAGCTTGGAGAAGGCGAAGGCCCGCAAGGGTAAAGTCAGATCGTTCCTAACCGGCCTTGGGATTGGGGCTGGTGTCGTCGCCAAACTTGTGTTATTCTGAACGGAGGTAAGATGAACGGACGAAGAGCAAAGCAACTGAGGAAGCAGGCCCTGGCGCTGCATCCGGAAGGGTCATCACTCGCATTCCAAGTCACGAAAGTTGATCCGGAAGGAAACCCTGTAAGAGGGAACTGGCAGTATACCAGCGGATTCAAACGTGCCTACAAAGATCTGAAGAGGAGCCTCAAACATGGCGAACACATCTAAGAGACGATGCCCCGCATGCAGAAAGACAAAGGTCTTCCGGCTGGATCAGAAGACCTGCGGCTGCGGAGGCGTTCATCCGTTTGCGGGACAGCACGGCGCTCCAAAGCTGGACAAGTCTGAAGTCAGCGAGGTTGTCGGAGACAAGTGGACCATCTCGCTGCCGAAGACGCCGATCCACACTCTGGATCAGCTGATCGCGCACTGCAAGGTAGACCTCGAAATCTGGGAAGTCGAACGGTTCGTCTGCAACAAATGGGAAGTCGGCATGGGCGTCAAGGCGTCCGGCGTTGGCAAACCAATCGTCCTACCTCTTTTCCAGGTGAAGGCATTTCTGAAAAAGAAAACGAACATCGTCGATGCTAAGGCCGAGATCGAGGCTCTCAAGAAGCTCGCTCTAATCAACCCGAAGCGACCCTCGCTGATTCGAAGTACCTTCCTGCCCTCTGGAAACATGCTGGAGATCAACATGCCTGACCAGCATTTCGGTAAGCTGGCCTGGGGTGTTGAAACCGGAGGCCCGCACTACGACGTGAAGATCGCCACGGCCCTACACCACAAGGCTCTGAACAATCTTCTGGAGCGCGTGAAGGGGTTTACCTTTGATGAAATCGTCTTTGTCGTCGGCAACGATCTGCTGAACTCCGACGATCTTGAAAGCAAGACAACCAAGGGTACGATTGTCTCCACGGATGGTCGCTACCAGAAGACTTTCACCACTGTCCGGGATGTGATGATCCAGAGCATCGAGAAACTGCGCAAGCTGGCACCGAAGGTCAAGGTGATCATGGTGTCCGGCAACCACGACAAGCTGTCGGTGTGGCACCTCGGAGATTCCCTGGAGTGCTGGTTCCGGACATACAGCGACGTTGAGATCGACAACTCCCCGAAGTATCGAAAGTATCACCAGTTTGGAAAGGTTATGTTGCTCTTGACCCACGGCGACAAAGGATCGAGAGCCGACTTCCCGCTACTCATGGCGACGGAGCAATCGAAGATGTTCGGTGAGACCCTGTTTCGCGAGGCCCACACCGGCCACTCTCACCAGACCAAGGTTGAAGAGAAGCACGGCGTGCGGGTCCGCGTTCTCCCGGCGCTTTGCCCACCCGACGACTGGATGGCGGAGAATACCTTCTCAGTCAAGAACCAACGCAGCGCGGAGGCTTATGTATGGAATGCCGTGGAGGGCCTGATCACCATCGCGGTCTACACCGATCCCGATGAGATCGAACCGCCGAAATAACAACTTCAACTCAGGAGGTTTTGCATGAGCAAGCCCGTGGTTTACCTAGCAGGATTGATTTCCACCGAGGTCCCCGAGTCACTGTACTGGCGACTCAAGGTAGAGCCCAGACTTACGGAAGCGGGTTTCGAAGTGCTAAGTCCCATGCGAGGAAAGAATCCGAAAGCCCTCGTGCAAGGTGGACTTGTTGATCCCAACGTCACGTCAAAAGATATCTTGATGCGGGACTTCCACGACGTGAAACGAGCTGACGTAATTCTCGCGCATTTGGAGATCTTCGGCGGCAACCGGTCTCTGTTGGGTACAATCGCAGAGCTTGCCTGGGCGTGGCAACTCACTACGCCCGTGGTCGGGATAGCAGACCTCCAGAACTCTCTCATGCGAAACCACCCGTTTGTTCGCGAGTTCATCAGTCACTACCATTGCAACATCTATGATGCGGCGGAGTTTATTATCAACTACTACGGGAGGAAGTGAACCATTATGCCTTATGATCCTGGTTTCTACCTCAGCTCAGAGGAGCTGAATCAAACACCGTCTCCAGCAGGCGACCCAATTGAGTCGGTCAAATCTGATCGGAACCGTCAAGAGCGAACCATTGGCGGGCCGCTGACGGAAACCCAATTGAAGGAAATCGGAGTAGAACTCGCCGAACGCGATCAGTCGAGGAAAGCATCCGTGGATACAAAACCCGGATACGGATCGGAGGATGGCATCAAGGATTCGGGGACCCGTGAGGAGTTCTCAACGGGTTCCGTTCGCGACAAGCAAGCCGGGAAGGGTGCCTTTCACTTGGTGCCTACCTGGGTGGTGTGGTTGGTGTCGCGTGTCTATGAAGGCGGAGCCATCAAGTATCAACCCCGGAACTGGGAGAAGGGACAGCCTCTCAGCCAGTACATCAAGTCAGCTGAGAATCATCTGGCAAAGCTGAAGATGGGTATGAGGGACGAGCCCCATGCGTCCCAGGTGATCTGGAACATGTTCGGCTACATCTACACGTCGGTCTTGATCAAGCTTGGCCGTCGTCCCGCAAGCCTCAGCGACATGCCGGATCAGCTCCACTGTGTTCCCGGAGTCATCGCCGAGCCTCTCTCCAACATGGAGTACGAGAGCATGAACACGTTCTTCCAGGGAGCTGAGAAGATCTTCATCCCCGAGGAAGGTCGTCACCTGTCCATTGAAGAGGACCAGGGAAAACAGAACCCGCTGGCGGTTCCACCCGATGTCAGCCCTATTAACCTCGGGGGAGCCGAGGGACCAAAAGGACTTGTCGGACCATCCTTCAAATTACGCGGATGAAAAAACTGACGGCGAGCGATGTTGAAATTCGAGTGGCCCGGCTATTCAACTACCGGGCCAACTTGATTGTGCCGAACGTGTCCTGGGGTCTCCACCTCCGGCACGAGTGCGATCTACTGATCGTGTCACCGGCGCGCTACGCCACCGAGATCGAGATCAAAGTCACCGCTTCTGACATACGCGCCGACCTGAAGAAGCGCCACGACCACCAGAGCAACAAAATCCGCCGACTCTACTTCGCCGTTCCCGACTACCTCGTCAGCTGTCCAGACCTACCTACCGAAGCAGGTTTAATCAGCGTTGACAGTCACAACCACCCGTGGCATACTAAGATCGTGAGGCGACCCAGGTTCAACAAGCTGGCGCGGCCTCTATCTGAAGCGGAATACCTCAAGCTCGCGGAGCTAGGCTGCATGCGGATCTGGTCCCTGAAGGAACACATCGCGCTTCTAAAACGAGAGAGGAATCATGCAACTAAGGTGGTTGATTGAGCGCTACGAGTACACGACCCACAACAAGAGATGGAGTGCTGAACCCACGACACAGTCGGCGGATCAGACTCCAAAGCTGCAGTACCGATATGACAACGGCGGACCTTGGTTCGACGTGCCAACTGAAATCGTGGTCTCAACTGAAGAAGAACGGAGAGCTAAACATGAGCGACAAGAAATCGTCGAATGCCGCGCTTGATGCAACCGTGGCTGCGATGGACAAGCAATTTGGTGCGGGCTCCGTCATGCGTCTGGGGAGTAGCGACATCGCTCCGGTACGGGACGGCGTCATTCCCACGGGCTCTATTGCACTCGACGCCGCCCTGGGAGTCGGAGGTCTACCACGAGGCAGGGTTATTGAGATCTTCGGACCCGAGTCCTGCGGAAAAACTACCCTGGCTCTGCACGTCATCGCCAATGCGCAGAAGGCCGGAGGCACCGCTGTCTTTATTGACGCCGAGCACGCCCTCGATCCGGTGTACGCCAAGGCTCTGGGTGTTAACACCGATGATCTCTTGGTCTCCCAGCCTGACAACGGTGAGCAGGCCCTCGACATCGCCGATTCCTTGATTAAAGGCGGGACCCTGGCGATCTGTGTCGTGGACTCCGTGGCTGCCCTTGTCCCCAAGGCCGAGCTTGACGGCGACATGGGTGACTCCCACATGGGACTACAGGCCCGGCTGATGAGTCAAGCCCTGCGTAAGATCACCGGCAACGTTTCACGAACCAAGACCTGTATGATTTTCATCAACCAGATCCGAGAGAAAATTGGTGTGATGTTTGGGAACCCTGAGACCACGACCGGAGGCCGGGCGCTGAAGTTCTACGCTTCCATCCGGCTCGATGTCCGGCGCGTCGCCTCGATCAAGACCGGCGAGGAAGTCACCGGAGTTCGGACAAAGGTGAAGGTTGTGAAGAACAAGGTGGCTCCGCCGTTCCGGGAGGCTCAGTTTGACATTGTCTATGGTGTGGGGATATCGAAGATGGGGGACCTGCTGGACATCGCATCTGAGGCGGGTATCGTTGAGAAGAGCGGAGCTTGGTTCTCCTACAAAGGGGAACGTCTGGGGCAGGGGCGCGAGAAAGCTATCGAGCTGCTGAACTCCACACCGCACATTGCAAGTGCGATTGAAATAGAAGTTCGGAAGAGCATCGAATCTAAAAGAGGAGCGACGAAATGAAATCGTACCATATCGACCCGGAAACGGACCAACGAATTGAAAACATCTTCCAACATCATCCGCCATGCGGCAATCAGCTCGCCCGGTATAAGCAGCTCCGAGACGAAGCCAAGGCGTTCGCATACCTGATCGTCTCCAGCAGTCCAAAGAGTCGTGAGCAGGCGCTGGCCCTGACCCATCTCGAACAGGCGGTCTTCTTTGCTAACGCCGCCATCGCTCGGCACGAGAAGTTCGATCTGGAAATACAACAGCCCACTCTTCCAGTAGTCCAAAGAGTCGCGAGCAGTCGCTGTCGGCACGAGACGCCGGAGCCCGAAAAGCTCAACCGGTTCGCGGGGTGCTACGGCGGACACGATCCGAACGAGCTGCCGGATAGCGAAGAGGTCGGTGGAGATCCAACACTGCGCCGAGCGCGAGAACGAAACGTGATACCAGCGTAAGGGAGGCTTCATGCCCGGACTGAAAGTAATAATCTCGGTGGTGGACGACAAGGGCGACATGCTCTTTCATCATGAGGATGACGCCCTTAAACCCACCTCCAAGAAGCTGGACCCCGAGAAGCCAATCGAGTTCGGGGAGTACAAGTTTTTCGGCTGCATATATCAACCGATTGTCATGTTGAAGAGCAAAGCAGGGGGGTTCTAAGTTACATGATCCGCGTTGTCCACTGCAAGAAGGAACCCTACGACATCTACATCGGTCGCCCGTCAAAGTGGGGGAATCCGTTCTCTCACCTGTCGGGCTCCGATAACCTAGCACTGTTTCGCGTGTCTACCAGAGAAGAGGCCGTCAAGAGCTATGAGCACTGGATACTCAGCCAACCCTTGCTAGTAGCCGATCTCCACGAACTGGTGGACAAGACTCTCGGTTGTTGGTGTGCTCCCAAAGCTTGCCACGGAGACATTCTCAAGCGATTGGCGGAGTCCTTGAAATACGCGCCAACACTGTTGTTCAAAAATAACGAACAGTGAGGAATTCTGAACATGGCCCTCTCGAAAAAACCCCTCAACCCTACCTACGAACAGCGAGTGAAGCGCCAAATGAAGCGCTATACCACGCTCCGAGCCAAAGGCTTCTCTCTGGCGCTAGAACTTACCACACTCAAGTCCTACAAACAGGGCCTGCTACTACAGATCGGGGACATCAACGTTTCCATTGATGCCCTCGACCGCATGATCCGTCGCGCTAGAACGGCGGCTGCTCAGGGAAAAGCTTCCGCAGCTTGAGGTATGTTGCATCCGTCTGCCTCTCCGCCGCCGAATACTCCGTAAACGCCTTCTTAAAGTACGATGTCTTCTTCTTCAGCATGAGCGGCGTCAGTGCTGCTTTCTCCGCGTTGTTCGCCTCTTCCCACACCAACAGAAAATCCGACATCGGCAAACGAGAGGACCGCAGGAACAGCTTCGCTATGCTGACCTCCAGGCCCTTCGTCTTGTTGATATTCCCCATGATGGTCTTGGCTTCCCTCGGACTGATAAGGTCCTGGTCAACCATGTCCCACAATTCCTGGGGTTGAATCGATCCCGAACGCAGACGATCCTCGATTTCCAACTTGACCGTATGCTCTTTGAGTTTGTCTCGATCAACGGGACCGCTTTCGATACGATCCGCTGACAGCTCCATCGCCTTCTGCTGCGCTGCGGTCTTAGCTTGTAGGATCTGAGCACCGGCTGTCTGTAGACCAAGTTCTCCCCAGCTTCTGGTCGGTGCAAAGCCGCTCAGCTTTTGGGTGACGTTCTGCAGTGGCATCGGGATCACGGTGTTCGCAAGAAGATCCCACACCAAGTCTCTAGCAGGCAATCTACGCCCTTGGCTGTCCCGTCCCGTGTAGACGGTGGTGACGGTTCTCTCCAATGGAGAGGCCCGGTAACGCATGAACTTCAAGGGATCAGTGACCGAGTGAAGCATGTCGGTCGGAAGAGTACGCAGAGAAATGAGCTTGTCCCTACCTTCCTCGTCCTTATAGGCTACCCCGAAAGGGGCCTCGTAGTGCGGGTTGCCGGTGTTAAGCTGGTTCAGGACCCGTGCGGCAAGCCACATCGCAATCGTTACTTTCGCGAGATCTTGCCGCACTACCTTGCCGTCCCCACCCATCGCCCGACTGATCGACCGCAATTCCGACTCCATCCAATCTGGTGCCAACGCTACTAATCTGAAGACATCTTGAGTGAGCAGAGATCTCCCCTCTCGTCTCAGGTTCAATCCGCCGAACCGGTTGTTGGTATCTGTAGCAGCCAACTGTGCAACTTTGCTGTCACTGTACTCCGGATAGGTTTTCTTATATCGATTGTACAGGTGTTCCGCCGCCCGAGCCTTCAAGCTGGGGATGTACTTGTCGAACAGGAAACCCTCAAACCAATGAGAGATCTTCCCGGCAACTGGGATCATTCCCAACAACTTGCTGTGCTGATATCCAGACAGCATGCCTTCTTGGAAGGTGTCGCGAGGGCCGTAGTTCTTCATAGACAGCCCATGCTCCACGAGTTTTCCAAGAGTCGGATTAGTCCTAAGATCCCACCGCTCTACGCCGAAGGGACTGACGCCGGTCATCAACGCTCGAAGACTTTCCTGAACCAAGTGGAAGGTATCGAACGACAGCAGGGTAGCTTTGGCTTCGGAGCCCGCCGTAAAGACAGGCTTGAACGCCTTGGCAAGAGGAGATGTAGTTTCAAGCTGACGCTTCACGTACTGGTATGCCTCGGGATGTACCTTCAGGTCCCCGCGTACCAGCACCGGGTTGCCGTTGGTATCCTGGGAGGCGAACTGCCAGCCCTCGAAGGAGGGGTGCTCGACTGAACGGTAGTCGTGCGTTGCCCAGGCGTAGTGCTCCGAACCTTTGGAGTTGGAACCCGAGGGTTTAACCTCACCATACTTCACGATCCGACCTTCCTTCACGAGCTTGTCAAGATCGCCGGTCCGACGCAGGCCGTCAACCACCTTTTCCGCAATGCGGATAGATCGAACCTTATCAGCCTGTACGATAACCGCCTCGTTCTCACCGTCCGGTCCCTGAACGAGCTTGCCGGTGCCGGATAGCGCCACCATAGGCCGACCGTCAGAGGCCCTCGTTCCCTTGTCCTGGAGGCGCTCCAGGGTCTTCCGGGCTGCCAGTACGCGGTCAAAGGTGTTGCCGTTACGTGCCGCCAAAGCGATGGGATCTGTGATGGCGAGCTTCCGCCCTAACAGCTGGCCCTCGATAGCGTGGTTGAACGTTCGGTGCCGAGCCATTGAGGTATTGACTGCAAAGGTTCCTGCACGAGCGTCCGCGAGCAGACGGTTCGCCGCTGGATTATCGGCGTCCTTCTCCCACAGATGGGTGACGTAGTTTTCCAGACCTTCCTCCAGGGCTCCCCCTGCGGAGGCGCGCTCGAAGTTTCCGTTGAAGTGCTTCTTGACATCACCGGCTAAAGCACGATGCTGATCTGTCAGGCTCTTCGGGTTGTAGGAGCGCAGCAAAGCATCGATTTCTTGGTCGTTGTAGTTTGCTTTGATGTGCTGCTGAGCCGCGAGTTCATGAAGGCGAGCTTCGCTTGTGTCGCGTGGCGCTTCTCCAAGCTCGCGCTGAATCTGAGGCGCGGGGCCGTCCACGTTGACGGAGTTCCGACGTGCGAGAGCGAGGCGTTCGTCCAGGGGGAACGACTCGAAGGAAATAGTTTTGCCGGTGCCGCCGAGATTGAGAGCCTCACCCTTTGCGAAGTCCCAGGCAGCCTCTTGATCCAGACGCTTGCCAAATTCCTTTGCGGCCTCAGCGGTCTTCAACACGGTAGAGATGTTCAACTCTTTACCGTAGCCGCCAACAAACAGTTCTGGGTGCGCTTCTAGCAGAACTTTGTTTTGTTCTGCGAATGCTTCGATGTCTTTGATTGTGATATCGCGCTTGAATGTCTTGCGGCGCTCTGGAATAGCCTCGACAGCGAAGCCCTCGGACCTCGGAACAAACCCGGTGGCTGGATTCACCGTGAATCCTTCGGTGATCTTTACGTTCTGCAAAGCTCCCGCGAGCTTCGAATGCGGGGCCTCCAGCGGCACCTGCTTGGTGACGTAAACCAAACCTGCGCTGACTAGCTGGTCGAGCTGGGCTTGAGTGGGTTGTACGCCTTCATCTCCTGGGCGAACCCCTCCTCGTCGTGGTTCTTGAGACACTTCAGCAACACCAGGGCGTGCTTGACTTCCGCCCGGCGTTCCTTCGGCAAGCTGTTCAGGAACTGCTCTTCCTTCTGCGGCGCGTTCTGGATAGATGTAGGCATCGAATTTCCCCCTCACATCGGGATGGATATTTCCAAGAATCTTTTCATACGCATGCTGCTCTTCGAGAGCATTCAGAGCTTCCCAAGTCAACTTGACAAGGTGCTCTTCCTTAATCCCTTTCCCACGGAGTTGACCAGCCAACAACCTGGGCAACATCTCATTGACGATCTGAGCTTCACTTGAATAACTCCGCCCTTCGATACCGGCGATTCCCGAGATCTCGGTCAAAGCTTCATCGTAACCCGGCAGCTGAGACATAGCCTCGTGCGCGGCTTTCACCTCGACTTCCGACAGAGCGCCGTGAACATGCTCATGCAACAGTGTAGCAAAAGGATCGGGACCCGTCAACATCAAGAAGGTAAGGGGCTCGCCTTTCACGGGTTGTAGCGCAGCCGCCAGATCCTTGATATACTGGTTCGGGTGCCGTTCCATGAAGTTCACCATGCTCTCCGCAGCCTCTGCTCGCGCAGACGCCCCGTTGAGATTGGTGAGGGCACCTTTCAGCACTTTGTTCAGGGCCTCGAAGCCCCGGCCTGCCAGAACAAGGGTGTTCTCCCCGCGCTCGTTCTTGTAAAGTCCCACGACCTGCTGTCCAGTGTCTGGATCTTTGATTTGACCCACTTCGTTTCCAAGCCGATTGAGCTTGTCTGCCATGAACGGAGACAGGTTTTCCAGAGCCGTAGTATCGATTCCAGCGAACTGCGCCAAAGGATGACCCTCGGCATCAATAGCGAAACCCCGAGGCTCGACGGAGCCCCACCCGCGAGGAATGGAGGCCGACTCACGCTGCATGTTCAGCCAATCTCTAAACTCCTGGGGATCTTCGAAATGATGTTGCTTCAGGCTACCCTTTTGGAAGGTGTCCAACTTGACCGGCTTGTCCCCTGGAGACAGGCGCTCGATGTGATCCACATCTTTAGCCCAAGTGGGGTTCAGCTTAGATGCTTCGATGAGCAGCCCGTCCTTCTCATTGCGGACGCGGACGTAGCCCTCCTCAAGCGCCCGGTCGAAGTCGGCCCGGCGTTGATCGACTCCCGCCTTCGGATCAGAGAAGTTTCGCTCGATCCATTGGCGGTGTGTTTCGTCAGTCGCAAGCTTGTGCAAGGCCCCCTTCGGGTCCATCATGTAGTTGCTGCCGGGTTCCAAAGGCTGCGCAGGCGCGTACTCTTTGCTGATGTTCTGACCGGCACCCAAGATTTCCGACTTCATTTCTGGGGTGACGCCCACGGCGTGAACCTGGGCGGTCTGGATTTTGTCAGGCTTCAGCGCAGCGGGAATCTCCGTCTTACCGACGCGGGCTCCCCACTTCTTTCCGTAGCCTCGATAGAACTCTCCGATCATCCCGAGTTCGCCGGTCTTCTGGCTGCCGTAGAAGCCCAGCATTCCTTTGCCGCCGATCTCGATGTCTTTACCTGATAGCTCGCGGAAATCAGGGTCCCACTTGGCGGGCTCGGCCTTCAGCAGCTTCTGAGAAAGATCCTTTCCAACGTAGTCTGGAAGCTTCTCCGGAGTCGTCCCTGCTTCGTGGAAGGACCATTTTCCATCCAGGGTGCGGGCCTGAAGAATGTTTTTCTTCGAATTATAGGCAATCGTATCCACGACCTTCCGCAGATCCCAGCGGGTGTTCTGGTGCTCTCCCGAAGTCCAGGCAACTTGGTCGTATCCGTTTTCTGCGGCGTAGTGCAACGCCCGCTTCAGAAGGACGTGGAACCAATTCGCGGCGTAAGGAACCTTCGGGGCTTTGGCTGCTTCGTCCTCAAGCAAGCGCAGATATCCACGAGCCGCCCCCACCTCATTTTTAGCGGCCTCTATCGCTGCGTAGTCTTGCCCACCCTTCGAGCTGCTCCAGCGTTGCCTCTCAAGCTCGACGGTTGGTAGGGGGTCGCGCCGCCCGACAGCCTCTCGAAACTCCGTCCAGAGTTTTCTCAAGGCCGCTTCAGGATCGGTGATCCCAGGTGTCTTCTCTTCCAAAAGAGCTTTCAGCTTATCCTCAGCTTTCTTTATAGCGGCGGGAGCCTCTTTGATAGCCTTCTCTCGAACTTCCGGAGAAGACTTCTTGAGCTGCTTGACTGCGTCGCCCTCTTGGACTTCCTGGAGAAACATCGTGCGCTTGCCATCGGGGGTAACGCGCTCATCGAAGCGCAGCCATCCCAGAACGTTGCCTTCCTTCGGATAATGTGTGCCCTTGTACTCGGTCTCCAATTTGGCGGGCACACTTCGAACTACAAGCTCGCGGTACGAGTTCGGAACCGCACCGGCCTCGAAGGGCCGCAGATGAGTTTCGTATTGCGTCGGTGGTGCCTCTAACTTGGCTTTGATGGCCGCGTAGCGCTGGGTTTCCTCCGGCGTAAACTTCGGTGCGAAGTGACCTCGTTTGCGCTCCATCTTCTGGAACTGCGCCAGCCACATTTGGTCTTCCGGCGTCAGGACTTGCGCACCAGCACCCAGGAGTTTCTCAGAAACCGTTGCGGCGGTCTCTGAAATAAACTGCCTGATCTCGGATTTCGAAACGGTGCGCTTCGCGCCCGCTAGGAACTCAGGCAGACCCGATTCCTCCAGCTCCAGCTTGGTGACGCCGCGATTCGTGAGCCACTTCTCGACGCTCTTCGAACCGATGCGATCAGGCAACGTGACAACGGCTCTCTTCAGCGGCGAGAAGAAGCCCGACACACGAATTTCTGCGCGCAGATCTGGATTCGCGGGATCGAACGTCCCTACATTTCCAGTTGCCGACTTCACTTGGGTTGGCTTGAAAGCAATGGCGTGGAAGGTTTCGGGACCCATCCCCTCCATACTGTGAAATTTCTCCGCCACCGTGTGATCGATGATTCCGTCGTACCCCATGTACTCGATGGCTCGGCGCACCAATTCTTTGCCGACGCCTTTGTTGCGCGAACTGGTTGCGGACCAGAGTTCCGCCGTCTTCTCCACAGCCTCGATTACATTGCTGGCGGGCCGACCTTCGAGGTCGTAGATATCTAACTTTCGCAGGGCGTCCACGTCGAAATCGTAGGTCTTGATCTGTGTCGAAGCTCGTCTGACGCCTGAAATAAGTTTGCGGACTTCGGCAAGGTCCCAGCGTGGTTCAGATGCACCACCGATGTTCAAAGGATTTTTCAACGCGAGGTACGTCGGCAGCACCGCGCCGCCGTGCGGCATCATTTCTCGCTTGGCTTGCTCCAAGGCGGCAGCTTTGAGTACGCGATACGAGTCTGTCCCGTAGGAAACCGATTCATCCGGGTCCTCTCGGAGGGCTCTTTGAGATAAGATCTGATCGGCGCGGTCCTCCATCTTGTTTTTCAAATCTGGGCCTAGCCCGGCGTAGTTGATGTTGACATCCTCGGGAGTATTGGTAAAGTAGTGACCTTGCCCCCAGTCACCCTCTACATTTCCCTTGCGCTTAGAGAACTCGGTGAAATCCCGAACAGTCCCGTGGTACATCACGACAGGCTTACCCTCGGAATCGACGAGCTTCGACCCTGAAAACCACCGCTTGAATTCTGGGGTTTCGGTTTTGGGCCGCGCAGCGGTTATCTCAGCGTCAATATCATCCGGCCCCCACAGGTCTTTGTAGGCCGCCTCGTAGGCTTGAGCATCAGCCCGCTCCGCTGCATCCCACAGCTTCTCAAACTGAGCGAGAGTCCTTGGTGTTCCATGCTTCTCGGACAAGGTGAACTCGTGGTATGGAGAATGGAAGCTCCCCGACTGCATGATATCCACACTAATCTTGTCGGTTCCGAGACCCTTCTGGACCCTTTTGAAATTGGCGATGGCGTCTTCTTTACCGTGGATTCCGTGATCGGTTCGACCAAGGGCGTGATAGTCCCCGATCTTCTTTCTCAGGTCGGCGTACTCTAAGATCTCGCTCCAAGAATATTTTTTCTGTGCTTCCTTCCCCAGACGAGCCTCCGCCCCGATCTCGCCTTCGAGCTGAGTTTTACTGAGTAGTTCTCTCCAACGCTTCGACTCCTCTACATTGAGGCCCCGAACCGCGCCTTCCGGTGTCTCCGCTACCTCGCGCTCGAAGTCAAATCGCTCTCCGGGGAAATACTCGGAATACTCTCGGAAGCCCTCAAGCTTTTGTTGGGCCTCTCCAATTCGTTCTGCAGCCCGTCTAAGAACCTCAGAAGTAGCCGCTTCGTTTGCGCCTTCGACGGGTGCTGGTTTTGGGATAGCTTGGAGTCTTTTATCGAGTTCATTGACGTTCACCCCCATTGCATGCAGTTTTGCCCTGACCTCCGGATCTTGGTGCATGAGGTCCGCGAAGTCTTTGGAGTATTTAGAATAGTCGTCCGGAACCATGAAGTCAAGAACTTCAGCGGGACGGTACTTCTCATGCTCGCCGGACCCCTTCCAACCGCTGGACTCGGACAAGGTTTTTGTGAAGCTCCAGATCGCCGCCTGTGCTTGCTTCGGACTCCAGCCCAGCTCCCGCGCCGCCAGCCGAGTCTGAACAGCCATCGCGTGATAGAACGAGGCTGTTGGCACCTTGCGCTCGTCAAATCCGAAGAACACACCCATCCAGGAGTCGAAGGTGCCGGACGGATCTTTGAAAATGTCCTGCAGGTTCCGAGCAAAATTCCCGACCTTGTAGTACATGTCCTTGTCGGCGGGTAGCATTGTCTCCCGGTTGATGGCCTTCACCGCGTTCGGTAGTTTGGCCCCCTGATTGACGAAAGGCGTGATCTTCTTTTTCTTCTGGAGCCGGATGATTTCTTCCGCCGTTGTTGGCGACCCGTTGTCCTTCCATTCCTTCCAGAAGGTCAGAGCTTCGCGCAGGTTCATGACTACGGACTGCTGAGGCGAGGTCGCAGCCAGAATACCAGCCCACACATCCACATCCTCTGGCTTGAAGTATCCCGGAGCCAGCTCCCGCATAGCGTCGAAAGCCTTGATGGATCGGTCATACCAGTCACGTCCTTTACTACCGGCCTTAGCGGCAGCCACCAGCTCTTTGACTTCCGGAGCCTGTTGCAGGACGTTGAGAAACACCTCGGCGCGCTTACCAACGGAGAGTTGCTTTATCTCCGTGGGCGTCAGTTCACTCAACGGACGCAGCGGCTGCAGAACATCGGGGACCTGATCGAGCTTCTGCTGTAGCATGCCGTAGAGATCACCGGCAAACTTTTTGACGACGTTCGGATCTGTGTGCCAGGACTTCTCCAGAATGTTTTCGTTGAAGTCGCCGTCCGCCGCCGTGGTCATCTTCTTCCCAAGCTCGACATCCTTATAGAGCGCGAGGTTGTAGACGTTGGCGTGACTGATGATGTCCCGGTTCTGCACCAAGAAGTCCATCGTGTGCTTATACGTCGCGGCGGTCTCACCTGGATAGCCGACGATGATGTTGGGGATCAGCGCAATTCCATTTCGACGCAGCTTGTCCGTACCTTGGTTGATGAGACGTTCGTTCGCAGGCTTGCGCATTTCCTTCAAGATGGGATCGTTGAAACTCTCGATGCCCAGCTCGACGTACTTTATGCCTGATGTCTTCAGCCACTCCTCGGGAATCTTGTTCAACTGCGCAGCGGTAGTCTGCACAGCGAACCCGTGAAACGCAGGATTTTCTTTCTTGATTTTCTCGTAGATGGCCGCGAGATCCTGATAGTTCTTGGCTTGACCAAAGGTCTTGTCGTTGACGTAGACCAGCTTGGCTCCTAGCTTCGCGATCTCGCCGACCTGCTGATTGACGACTTCCTCGGGAGTCAGCTTCAGCTCGGTGTTCGCAATGACGCAGAAAGCACACTTATGCAGGCAACCCTGAGACAAGGTCAGACGAGGAATCGTGTCGGAGCCCTGGAAATGACGGTAATCGACGCCGGGCTTGAACTCCGCACCCATTGCCGACGCCATCGTCTCAAGACTGTCGTGCCAGTTCACATTCGGCTGATCCTTGAAGAACGCAGGATCGATGTAGCCGCCCATATCAACTCGACCAGAGTAGCCGCTCTTGTTTTCCTCCGAATATAAAATAGACTTGATGATGTCCCTGTTGACATCGAGAGCCGAGAACAGCACGCGATCATACTTCGCGTCATTCAAAAACTGCTTCGCGGCTTCCACGCTGCGGACAACGTAGAGATCGGCATCTGGTAGGAAGTGGCTGGCGCGAGCGATCCAGTCCGGGATCTCCCAGAAATCGTGGAGCCGGGCGTAACCCGGTCGAGTGTTGGAGTACAACTTGTCGTAATACTGGACCGCCATTTCGTCCGGCGTCAGCTCCGGCTTGACTGCCTCTGTTACAGCTTCTCCAGCCTTTGCGAGGGGTCGAGCGGAACGAACCGTGTCCAGATCCTGGGCTTCCTGGAGCTTCTCCGCCGCCCGACCTACGTTCTGGTTCATCAGGTTCGAGGAGATCTGGACCAGCAAAGTCCGGCCTTCGTTGGTCGTGGACTTCGCGCTCTTCACCGGATCGGAGGATCGACGCACGTATGGGTTCTGGTCGCTCAAGACCTCAGCAGCCTTGTGGTAAGTGTCAAATACCTGGGATACGTTTCCGCCCGCGTACTTCTCGGACTCGTAGAGCGGCACGCTGTTAAGAGGTTTCGGGATAACAGTAGCTTGTGTCTTTCGTGTCCGGACCTTCGGAGCTTCCGCGATCTCCGGATCGATGGTAAGCAAGCTGGCCGGAGAAACCTGTTGCCGACCGGCGCTCTTCAAAATTAGATCATAGTTGCGTTGCATGGTGGCTTCGTCACCACCAGCATCCACAAAATTACGCACCAGTGCCGGACCATCCGGCGAGGATGTCACAGTCTTGTAGAGCTTCCGCATGTCTTCAGCCCAAAGCTCGTGGGTACGACCGGCTTCGGTCATCTGACGATCTGCGAGCCCGAACTCGCGCTGCAGGAGCAGGTTTTCATCGGATGGCTTGACCTTCAGGCCCATGTTGACCTGAAAATCATCCATCATCCCACCGGCATCCTTCAGGAACGTCTTAGCTCCGAGCAAACCGAATCCCGTGATACCAGTCGCTTCGGTTATAAGCCGGGCAGCCAGTTCGGTATCGCCTTCTTTGAGAGCATCGAGCGCACTCGGCCACGCTACTGCAGCTCCGTAGACGTTCTGCGCAGTAAAGCCCCCATCGATCAAGAGGGCGATTCCTTGCCCCACGCGCTCGGCTTTGGTAGTCTGCATACCTACGCCGCGAAGCGCAGCCGCGCCCGCAGTTCGAATCATGTTACCTTTGATTAGATCGTGGCTCGTCAGACCCGCCTTGCTCAGAACGTCAAGACCTTTCGACACGACACTGCTGTTGATGCCCGCGAGTTCCATAGCACCCATAGCTTCTTTAGCTGTCATTCCAGCCTTGATGCTTTTCGCGAGTACCTCGGAACCTTTGACAACTGTCGCAATCTCTCCGGCTCCCATTCCTCCGGCAACCCGGAGAGTAGCCGCAGCGCCGCCTTCGATCAGACCGCCGACGCCAGCCGTCCCGAGAATGAATCCCAGAGACAACGGTGATGTCATGCCGCCCAACAGGCTGTAGACGCCCTTGGTGATACCGCCGAACAAAGTGCCGAACTGTTCAGTGGGATTACCCAACCAAGATTCGAGATCGGTTTCCGAGATAATCGGAGCGTTGATAGTACCCCAGGTCCGCCCCAATGTACCTTCGCCCGGCGCATTCCACGCCTCGTGGAAACGCTTGGACAATCGATCAGACCACGGAAGGTTGATGTCTTCCTCGGGAGGACGAGGCACCGCGCCGACCGGCGTTGCGGCAGCAGGAGCTTGAGCCTCCGCAGTCGGTGTTGCCTGTAGCTTCGCGAGGCTGGCGGTAATTTCGTCGAGAGGATTGGGGCCGGACGGTGCCCCTGCGGGTGCCTGCACTACCGGCGTTTCGACAGCTGACGCCGCGAATTCCGGACCCGGAATAGGAGGATGAGCTGAAGTTCCTATCCTCGCTAGACTGGCGTTGATCTCAGACAAAGCATCGGGCGGCGGGCCTTCAGGAGTGATACCAGCTGCGGCTTTTGTAGCGGCAGCGACCCCACCCGCCGCAAGTGTGGAAGGTGGAATCTTCTGCAGATTCGCCAAGCTCTTTTGAATTTCAGCTAAAGGGTTGTTATCTTCGGGTGTAGCCATTGTGGCTCCAATATCCAAGATTCACTAGGACGTTATTCTTCTCGGGCTCTTTCGATAGCACTTTCAATAGCCCCTTTGGCTCGACCAGCCGCACCCTTCACGGTTCCGATGGTTTCGCCAACAAAGCCCTTGGCCTTCTCAAACAATGACGGCGGAGCCGGAGGAGCCGGTGGTAGAGTCCAACCATTCTGCAACATCGCGGCAACAGCTGGATCGGATGACCCGAACGCCGCCTTGTACTGCAGAAACGCCGACTGACCTGCAGGCGACGTGATAGCAGTCCCTCCACCCTTGGGTTCGGGCTTCGGCAACTTCGAGGTGTCCACTGTCTTCTTGAACGCGGCCTCTGAAAGATCGGTCAAGTCCTTAATCTTTTGCGCGTAGGCTTGGGCCACATCGTTTTGACCCGTCTCAACGGCCTGCTTGTATAACGGTGCCAGACCAGACGCCAGCTTCCCGGCGTGCTCCGCGATAATACCCTGGTGTTCGGCGGCAACCTTGGAGATGTCCTTCCCTGCGGCGTCGTAAGCCTTCATGGCCTCGGTAAACAGCGCGTCCTTCTTTAGCGATGTATTCTCTCGCTTGGCTTCCGCAAGATCCTTGATAGCTCGCGCCCGAGACTCCGCCGTCTGTGCGATCTTCAGGTCGATATCCACCTCGGCCTTGCTCTTCTCAAGCGCAATGTTGAGCGAAGACAGCGCCAGCTGTTGGAACGCCTTGTAGTTGTTGGCCGAGACCTTCGTCCCCGGTTTCAGCTTGAAGATCTCCGGGTAGCTCTTGTCCAGTCCCGCCTGCTTCCACAGCTTCAGCGTGGGCTCCGTGATAGGCACGTCCTTGTTCAGGTTGTACCCCTCATAAACGTACTGATAGGTCGGCTGTCCGTCTTTGTCCACGCCCATCTGGACATCTTTGACTTTCCACATCAGCCCTGCGGCATCCGGTCGTTTCTTCAAGAGGTCTGTAATCTCGCCCTCCGGAATCGTGAACGCCGGTTGGAGACCCATCGACTTGAACACGTTGATGTCGTTCTCGTCCGCTTTCTTCATCGTCAAGTGCTGATCCAGGGACGCGCCCTGAGACAACACGTTGTTCTTGAAGACCTCGGAATTGTACATCGCGGTCTGGGCTTGAGTCAAGGTTTCCTTCGTTTTCTGTTCCTTCTTCTCCAGGTCAAGCTTTTGCTTGTCGATGTCGAGTCTCTCGCCCTCGCGACCAGCTTGGACTCCCTTGAGCCTCATATCGTAGGCTTCCTGGGCTTGCTTGCGCTTCAGGAGATCTCTCTGCTCGTCACGTTCCTGGACGCCAGCAGCCCCTCGAACCGCACCACCGGCGAACGTACCCGTTTTGTCTTCAGCGCCCAGGGCTCCACCCAAAATCGCACCGGCCAGCATGTTCCGAAAGATCTGACCCTTCTTCATCGGGGTCCGAGTCTCGACGAGCTTGCCCGCATCATCGTAGGAGTAGTCAACGTTGTCTCCTGACAGCAGAGCCCGAGCAGCTTTACCGAGCCACGAGTGCTTCTCCTGCGCAGGCGCAGCTGGGGCGGGCTGAGGAGCCATCAACTCTTGATTGACGGGACGGGGAAGCGGAGTCTGAGGTTGAGCATCCGGAGCTTGGGGAACTTCGATAGGTTCTGCCATATTATTTCTCCGTGACCATGAAGTACGACAGCGGCGTAGCCTTGTCGATGTTTGTATCTTTCAGCGCCTTGCGTAGAAACACAACGACACTGTGAATTCCGCCGAGTTCCTTGATGCCATAAACACCCAGAAGATTTGTCAGGGTGTCGGTCGGCTTCAAGCCTGCCCGGCTCTTCCCCTCGATCTTCAGGGTTGCATCGAAGAGCGCGGCCTTGTAACCACTGAGGAAAGAGCTGAAGATTCTCCGCCCACCCTCATCGGTTTCGTGCTTACCGGGTCGGGCAAAAGATCGGATAAGCAGGGGGTTCCGGAGCGCGTAGGCTTCAGACTCCGGGTCTCCCATGCCGTTCAGTTTCCCTAAAATGTCAACGATAGCTTCCACACGGTTTACCATTTTATGACCCCAGCCTTCCACCGAGCGCTTTTCCGTATCCCCCGGTGAAGCCTGTGACGCCCGCACTGAGTGCGCCGCCGAGGATTCCTCCGGCGATATTCCAGCCGCTGGATGCTCGATTCTGTTCGTATATGTCCTTGTACTGGTCGAAAGCTTCGCCACTCCCTTGAGTAGCGGTCTGACCTGCGGAAGAAGCTTGTCCCGAGAAACCAATCGGGTTCATCTGCTGGGCTACACCACCAAGAGCGTTGGCCGCTTCTTTGAACTGCTGGCGTCCAACCTCGAAACCTTTCTGAGTGATGCCCAACTGCTGTTGAGATTCCTGCGCTGCGGCTGAAGAAGCCAGCTGCATGTCAAGCTGCGCGTCTGATCCCTTGGGAATAAACGCATCTCCCGTCTGGGCTGCTCGTCCCTCGGCAACGGCTTGCTTCGCCATCTTGTAGCTCTGAGCCGTAGTCTCGGACGCCTGCGTTCGAATTGCCCGGTCTTCCGCATCGGAGAGTCCGTATTGATTTGGACCCGCCTTGAGGATAGGCTCGAACGTTTTCTTCAGGGTGCCCAGGATAGCGGTCTGCCCCTCGAACATCTTGTTGTAGCTCGCCGTCATGACATCGAAAAACGCCGCTTGCTTCTTCGACGTTTCGGCCTGCTGGGCAGCCTGAGCTTTCTCTTCCTTGCTGGCACCCTTGCAGTAGGCTAGAGGACCGTTGTACTCGTAGCCCTCTTGCTCAAGGATGTTACCCTCAAAATCAAGCCGGAGTTTTGTGTAGATGTACATGGTTAGCTCGCTTTTTCCAGATCTGATAACTTCGCCCGATACACGCTGACCGGCAGCTTTTCGAAAGCTTGCTGACCAGCAAATTTCTGGATAGATTCTTCGTCGCTGATGAAGTAAATTTCTCCAGACCCCTTGAGGTGTGCTTGTGTCACAGCCGCCTTAAAGAGATCTCGCAGCGCCGCCGCAACCTTGAGGGTGTCGGCTCCTGGTCGAATCGCAATCGCATCGAGAAATAACGGTTGCTGGATTGGCATGAACACCAGCGGTCCGTCGCCGTCGTAGGCACAGAGAACGAAAGTAGTAGGATAGCTGATTACTTCTGGGTCTGCACCGTTCCTGCCGACGTTGTTCCAAGTCCACTGAACGAACAACTCTCGGTCTTCAGGACGAACAGGCCGCACGTAGATATGGTTGCGCACGCAGGTCTCCTATCGAAGACGAGGCCGGGAGAGAGCCCGGCCCCATTGAGTTTTACCCAGGGCTTATGCCGATGGGGTTCCAACAATTGCTTCGTCAACATCGATGGTCAGCACCAAGATGTTGTTGGTCCCGGCGAGGGCCTGGACGATCTGGGTTGCTTCCAACGTGTGACGTTGGTAGTAGTCATACGTGGTGCCTGCCGGGATACTGTAGGCATCGAAAATTCTCGTAGCCGCCGCATCCGCCCCGATGGACATGGTAAAGGTCACTGCCGCGCCCGAGGGATTCTGAATGTGAATGCCCCGAGTCCAGGCTTTGACTCCAGTGGGCACCGTGTACTTGGTAGCTGCGGAGTTGCTAACCTGCGCCGGGCCGTGTACTCTCCGTGGTGTTCCAGTCATTGTCGTGTCTCCTTAGAATAATTGAATCTTCCTTCTGAAAAGCTGGCTTATTGGCCTCAGCCCCAACCGGTTCGGATCTCAAACTTGAATGTCAGTAACAGGCACCGCGTTTGGAAACTGGATTAAGAATGCCGCTTCGGTCACATTGTCGGTGATCTCATAAAGGATCTTGGGATTGTGGTAGTACAGGGTGAATTTAGAGACGCTGTTGCCCCCACCCCCCTTATACGCTACCAACATCCCGCGACCCAGCGACAGCGCCGAAAGCTGAGCAAACGTGCCTTTGATGGTCACGTACAAACTCCCGAACTCTTACCGTTCAAACCAGTACAGAGTATAAGTGAAGAACCACGTCGCGGTAGCCGGGCCTACCTGTCGGGTTCGTAAGACGATACCGTCACCTGCGGACAGCTCCTCGGGAGCCGGAAACTCCACGACCCATTCTATGGGGGTGCCAACTGCGCCTGCCGTAGGAGTCAAGGACCACGCGATTTCAGTCCCGAACACAACGCTGGTCACGGTCAGTGCCGCGTTGTTGTCTCGAACGTCCGTCATGTCGGTCGCACTACCCTTCGTTGGTCCCACTGGAGCCGGGGTCCGGGCGGTCCCACCCGTAGGTGTGGCCGTTGTGAATCGCTGGAGGCCGAGCACCGAAGGTACGCCGCCAGCAGCACCAACAGTCAAGGTGTGCATCAGAACTCGCAGTCGGGTGAGGTACGCTTTCCGCGTCGAAGCTGCGGAAAACCGAGCGGACATTAAAGAAACGTCTGTAGCAAGCGCTGCGGCGATAGCCGCTGCTCCGCTCTTTCCAGCAACGCTGTAGAATCCGCCCGCCGCTGGATACCCCGGAATGGTTTGGTAGACCTTCGCGTTTCCCGCCTCGTCTGTGTCAAAACCCACACCGGACGGAGTTCCTAAGATAGTTGTTGACATGTTTAATTACTCCATATCCACCGAACGTTGAATTGACCGTAAGAGACTTGGGGAACCATGCGCGGTCGGCCTGATTTGATGCCGAGGATCGGTTGCAACTGAGGAACGATCACGGCGCGAACGCTGATAGTAAACGTTCCGTTTGTTTTGAAGTACGCCCGAACGTCCAAGTTCTCGTTCATGTGCTCGTCAACGGTGTGATCCGCTGTCGCGGTGCCACCATCCAGCCACGCTCGAACCATAGACGTGGAGATGAATCCAGTTTGCCCTGACACGTCTACGATTGCTTCCGGCAATCCTGGGAACGCGCCGAAAGCGACGACCGCCACACCCGTAGTAAGACTGCCGGGGCTCCCCGATCCCGCAGGCCCTGTTGGTCCCGGAGGTCCAGGCGGACCCTCTTCCCCCTCTTCGCCATCGAAGCCGGGAGGTATTGCCGGGCTGCTGCTCCCAACCGTGACCTCTACTTCGTCGTCCACGGCGTCATCAACCGTCGTGATTCTAATATCCCGACCATTTACAAAATTGATTCGCTTCCTTTTATAGGTGAGAAAACTGCTGTTATCTCGAACCCACGGAACACCAACATCGAACCAAGCGCCGGTCGTAAAATTGTAGACAAACACTCGGTTTTGGCCAACCGCGCCGTTCACCACCATCGGAACGGTTGCACCCTGAGCAACGGGAACTCCGGAAGGAATTCCGGTGGCATACCCGAGGTAGAAAAAACCGTCTGTATCTGTCGGACTTAGCGCAGAGCCGTGCGATAATACTACGCTACCCGCCCCGGTGATTTTAAGCCGATCAACAACCCCAAGACCGCCGTTCAACGATAGGGTAAAGCTTGTCGGAAAATTTCCTCCGGAAGCCGCCCCATCGGTCTTGATTGCTACCGCCCCTTGCTGTCCGTAGCCACCACTGTAGGCGTAGAATTTGGTCTCGGCAATCGTATCTGCGCTTCCGCAGTCTGTCGGAGCAGCGCTGGTTCCACGACTTCGAGACATACTTTGGAGCGCACTGGCGAAATCATCGTCGTGATGATTTGAAATCGTACCGCCCCGTGCCCCGGTGTTCAACAAACTAGAAACATGAAGTTGTGAATCGTTAGTGCCCGAACCAATACCAAGCCGTTTGGTCGTGTGCTGCCAGCTAAGATCGGGCTCACCACCAAACACGCCTCCCTTGTTATACTGAACGTTGGTGTTCGCTCCTCCTGGGGCGGTAGGAGGACTAAACGAGTCCTCTGACTCTCCGTCTTCGCCATCAGCTCCTGGAGGACCCTGAGCGCCTGCGACTCCAGCGGTTCCGGTGGCTCCGACATTCCCTTGCGGACCTGGAGTTCCCTGGTCTCCTTCCTCGCCATCTTCACCAACTCCGGGCGGTCCCTGGAGACCAATTGAGCCCGTGTTACCTTGGGGTCCCTGATTTCCGGGAGGCCCTATGTCTCCTTGCTCGCCCTCTTCACCATCCGAACCCGGAGGTCCGGGCTGTCCCGCAGCGCCAGCGGCTCCCGCAGCCCCCGACTCGCCTGCGGCTCCAGGAGGCCCCTGTTCTCCCTCTTCCCCTCTCTCGCCTTCAGGTCCCGGTAGCGGTCCGCCCAGCGGATTGGCGCTGCCGATGATATCCCACCCGGTATCCGTCAGATTACGAACCTTGAGCGGATACGGTTGGGGGAAGGACGTGTCAACCCAGAAGACCCCCGCGCCGACTGCACCAGGATCGGTGGACTGAACATAGGCCGGTCGGATGTCTTGATGATTTGGGTATGCAGGCATTTTGTTTTACAGGTACGCACAGATAGCGCGGATAATAGTTCGCCCGAAATCTCCCCGAAAATTCAGACTTGCGGGATCAGACGTGCCCCTCGCATTGAGGAAGTAGGAGGTCTTTGACGCAAGGATCAAGGAACTCTCTTTCCCAACCGTCGTAAACAGCTGCAAAGCCCCCGATGCGCCGCCAATTCCGACATCCGCCGTTAAAATCGGGTCACTCTCCGTTGTGCTGCCGGTCGAAAGAGTTGCCGACATAAGAATGAAAGTGTCTGAGGCTACGTCCACATTACAAGTGGCCTGCCAGAATACCCGCCACGCGCCAATATGAATCGCCAGAGTCAACGACCCAAGGTTGTACCACGTACCGTTCACCGGGCTTGCCTGCGTTTGGTTAGCCGTGTCCGTCAGACTCAGTGTCCACTTGAGGGGATCGAGCGGAAACTCTGCGGGTGCCTTGGCACGCGAGAAGAACGGCAAAGTGATCGCCGCGTTCGCTAGGTCGTAGTCCGTTCCACCGTAGATCGTAACCGTTGTATCGCCAGCCGCGAAAGCCGCAGCCGTGACAATGAAATACTTTACGCCGGTCTGGGTCAGCTTGATCCGAGTTCCGGGCGTGTACTTCGTTGTCAAGTCGATCCCGGCAATCGTAAAGGTGAAAGTGGGGTCGTCGGCGCTGGCATACACCCATGTTTCTCCGGCTGCAACCCAACCATCCTCGGGCGCGCTAGCTCCCGGAGTCCCCGGCGATCCGGGCTGTCCCGGAGGTCCAGACTCACCATCTTCACCTGCTTCACCCCCGAACCCCGGAGGACCAATGGGTCCTGTCGCAACGCCACCACCACCCACTTCTTCCCAAAGCGTGTTCAGCGAGTTTCGAGCCTTCAGAACAAACGGTGGCACCCCCCCGGTCGTATCGATCCACAGCTTGTGGGCCGTGACGTTGTTATCCGGGTCCAAAGCAGGATCAGTCACCCCCACGAAAGCAGCGGGGTGGATCGCATTCGGTTCGGTTAGTTCAAAATGTTTTGCCATTTCATCCCCGTTAAACCATCGCTGTCATCACTACGTCGCCGTCCGAGAATACGATCTCCGGAAAGAAGGGATCACCGTTGGTTACGGGCTCAAAGTCAACATCAGGAGGAAGCGCCGCGAAGACCGCGTCCTCTCGAAGAAAACGAGTATCACCGGCCACAGCACCAGGGTCGGGTACAACCCCGCGTTTATGACCTGGACCGCTGGCACCGAAAGTATCTACCGAGATGATGGCTGGTCCGCCGATCACCTTACGAACAGAACTCACGTTGATCGGATCAGACGCCGTCAAGTTTCCAGTATCACTCGGCGGCACCGGAATTCCACCGGCTGGCGTCCCCGGAGTTCCTGGGGTTCCCGGCGCACCCGGCGCACCCGGCACGCCCGGCAAGTTTGTTACAGTAGAGGAACCACCAGAACTGACGACGATCATCCCGCCGCCCGCGACTCTGGTCACCAGTTCCCGCACTACCTCGATGTTAGTAGATGGCGCTTGACTCGGAGGAAACGTCCGATACTGGGGCACCATGTCTTTCCGGTCACCCTGTCGAATGGAATCATTAAACGACTGGGCTCCCGGCATCGGGAAACGCTGGATCGTGTCCATGACGTGAGCCGACAAATCCGAAACGGGCGGACCAATCTCTCCGGAACCTGACTTAGGTTCCGCAGGCGCGTAAGCCTCGTGCGCTAAGATCGAACTCGCTTGGCTGACAGCATCATCTATAGAAGGCATCTACCGCTCCTCCACGTTCGCGCCAATCACGCTCCAGGTGAGCAGCTCATTGGCGGCAATCTCTGTAGGCCACGTAACCTTGACCTGCATGTGTCGGCACACAGCGGGCAATTGAGTTCGAGAGATGTAGAATCGGTCGCTGAACAACGTTTGAGACGCGACCAACACCGGAGTATCTGGAACGAACGCGCCCAGCGAGGTGAAGGGCACCGCAAGCGTACCCGCGATTTCATCCAAAAGCACGCTAACGTCTGGGTGAGAACCGATAGCCAAGGCTTCTGTAGTAAGGAACAGCACCATCGCGAGTTCGCTCGGGTGTGTCAACACCACAGATCCGATTGTCACGAACGCCGGATAGGCGACCCCATTGTCCGTTGGTCCCAGTCCAGCATCCGAAGACCTCGTGAGATCTCTCTGTAGGAGGGCTCCCGGAGAAACTCCCGATGGACGGCCTTGTCCTCGGGGCGTCACAGTTACCGTAGCTTGAGCCTGAGCCGTGCCTTGGTCGTTGGTAGCTGTGATCGTATACGTCGTGGTGACAGTCGGAAAAACGATAGTGGACCCGTTGGGCACCACAACCGATCCGATGCCATTGTCCAGCACCAGGGTATCAGCGAATTCACTCGTCCAAGTCAACGTTGACGGGTAGCCCGCCGAAATCGCATCGGGGTTGGCCGTCAAAGTAACTACCGGGAAATTGGTGGTCGGGGGGATAACGTCGGCTCCGTAGCCGCCACCCGGACGAGACAGGTACATCTGGAGCGGGTTCCGCATGAGGGCGAAAGCCGCCTCCGGACCCATAGCGTAATTCCAGATGTTAATCGCCCATACGTGTCCTTCGAAAGGCGGCTGACCACTGACGTTGAAAAGCGGCCAATACTGATTGTTGTCTGGAGGAGTTATGTCTCCGAACCCAGCGAAACTGAAATCATAGCCGTCCGAAGAATACCAGTGAACGTCTCCCGTAGAACTGTTTGCGGGAACTGAAATTACATGCTCAAAAGGCAACGAGTCGATCTTGACGCGGCTACCGTCGAACGGAGCTTCCCACACCTCGTCACTATTCGTGCGGTTTATGCTGCTCGACCCATCAGAATATACCGTGATGTTTCGACGCCACCAGTCCGTCGGACCGGAAGCGAATCGAGTCAGGTGGATCATGAAAACGACGCGAGTCGCTTCATTCACCGGCCCAAGATTTAAGAGGTTGTACGAGGATACGACACCAACCTGAGACTCGGTCGGTCGCATCCAGAGGTGCGCTGTAAAGCCCTTTGAAAAGTCGATAGCCGGGAGAAGATTAGCACCGGTTCCGTTTGGATTCGTCGTACCGGTGTTGCCTTGAGCCTGATCCAGAGGATTGGTCTGATCGATATCTAGCTGAAGACCCGGAACCGTGAAGAAGGTCCCCCATTGTGGGGAATCCGCAACGTTCGGCACACGGAACTTCAGGTCATACTGCCCCTGGGGCCACGCATAGTTCTTACACGTCTCTCCTTCACCCTCGTTGAAAGGGTACGAATGTACGAGCCCGCGAGCATACGGACTTCTCCAATCTATTCCCAGGCCGGTTTCTGGCTTGGACAGCGGCGCTCGCGGAACTCGGATGATCAGGTTAGTCATGGGACCTTACGCAGTGATAGAGTTCAAGGACAGCACACGAATTCTGCTTGCAACATCGCGAGTGTTACCCACGCGATTGTTTCCGATCATGAACTTGATCTTGCCGATGTTCGAAAGGTCCAGATCGAACCGCAGCTTCTGCGCAGCAGATCTCAGGGTTCCGGCTGCATAGCTGTTCTTGAGAGTCCCTCGAATGGTGACGGTCAAGCCTGAAACCAGGATCGGCACAACCCATTCGCTACCGGCTTCATTGACGGTCGGACCTTCGATGAAGTGCGGTTGGTACACCACAGGAGTTCCTCCGGCGATTGTGAACGTGCTGGCTCCAGCGGTTCCCACCACCGAAGCAAACTCTGTGGGAACGGCGGTAGGAGACAGCCAATCTTGAACAACGGTCCACGCATCGTCGGGTGAATCCACGGTGCCGCTGGCCAACGTCTCATCCTTCAAAACCTGTAGCAACGTCGCCACGGGAGTCGCTTGCGTCTCCAAGGGCGCAAAGTCCCAGCAGACCGCGCAAGCAAATTTGGTAGACACGTCGAGAACAGAACTGTAGACGGCGGGGGTCGGACCGACCAGCTCTTGAAGAACAATAGGATCGGGAGTGATAACTCCCTTACTGGGTGTTGACATGACGAACTCCTTTTAAGATCCGATTAGCAACCGGAACACGCCGGGCGATACTTCGATTGATTGAACGGCTGAGATCCCGCCGATGATTTCTGCAAACGGGCTCCACATCAACCCACTCTCCGGAGCCGCTGTGGGCGACAACCGGTGCCAGCCTGTAGATCCGTCCGACAAATAAAGAGCTTTGTCTTGAGATCCGGCAACGTGCCAACTGACAAAAGCTGTACGAGAATCGAAACTCGCGTTGATCAGATTCCCAATGGGGAACCCAACTTCCGTGACGCCCGAACTCGGGTCCAACGTGATCAGTTGCCCATCTGCTGTAAACATGCAGATGATGGAACCCATGACAGACAGCGCGCTGTAGTTCAGAAGTCCAACGCCCTTCAAGAATGGAGCTGGGCTGAAGGTGGCTGTCGTTGTTCCGGTGATGATAAAAATGTCTGAAGCCGTAAAGACCAAAAGTCCGGAGGTTCCAATCGGCCACAACCGATGCACCTTGCTCGAAAACGTGAAGAAGTTCGACGGAGGAAACTGGGTGTAACTCGAACCAATGCTGAACCCCGGAGGATTGCTGAACACCACAAGGTTACCAACGGAGCCCCACAGACGATTCAAATGGAAAGCCCAGTTTGTCGTGCCCCGAGGTGCTGGAGTGTTCTCCAGGTTTACCGCTGCGGTGATCAGCAGGTTCATCGTTGCGCCCGAAGCCGGTGGATCTGGACTGACATCCAGATAGTTCCAACGACCTCCGACAACCGCCAGAGCACTGATCTCGGCAATCCAAAAGAACGTCGAGCCACCTTGCAGCGTTCGGTAGATCACGATGGTATCGTATTGCGGATCGTCCGAATCAACGCCTGAAACTGAAACCGCCGCTCCCGGCACCGGAACCACGGGAGCACTGAAGGGAGACATATTGCTGACTTCGTTCGTAAAAGAATTTTTGAAGGCATACCCGTAGTACCACTTTCCGGGCACAGTGTCGGGTGTGACGCTGGTGCCGCCGCCACTGGGACCCGCGTTGATCCAGACGACGCTGCCATCTGTGGTGGTTACACCTTGATCTGTCGCCCAGGTGGGCTCTGTTGCACCCGTGACTCCGGAAGTCACGACATTCTGGGTGTTACCGTTGGAGTCTACAATAGACCCGTCGCCTGAGTGCGTCAGATCCGCAAGAGCGCCGGGCCACAACTTCAGGGTTCCGGTATTCTGCCAAGTCACGGTTCCATCTGTGACAAACTGACCCGGAGAGTTTGACCACTGCACCGAATCAGACGGCGCATCAAGCGTGGTTCCTGCGGTGACTACGGTGAAGTAGCTCGAAAACGGCCCGATAGTCGTGAAGATCGGGGAGCCCGGCGTAATTCCACCTGGGCTGTATCCATCTCCGTAGCGAGTGTCACCAGGATAGCCAGGGTATCCGCTACCCGGACCGGCGTACCCTTCGTATCCAGTGATGACCTGAACATAGTAAGTGACCGCAACACGGTCTCCCAGCTGGTAAGCCTGATTCTGGACACGACCGACAAGCCCTTTGTTTGTCCAGATCACGCTTCCGTCCGCCGTGGTGCCACCGGGCGTGGTGTTCCACGCGGGCTGCACAGCGCCCGTGATGCCGACTTGCGTGACCTCTTGAATGTAGGGACCAGCGGTATTATCAACAACGGTGATCGGACCCGCGCCCGCCTGCGCAAAGTAAGCGTTCGCTACCCACACGGTGACCGGAGGAGGCAGCGCCGCTGGGGGCAGAAGCGCAACTTCCGGAGCCTGCTCAGGACCGGCTAGACCCATGTTCTGGAGATTCGATCCACGGTTCGCCCACTCCATACCTTCTTCGAAGATCGAGGCTCCCGCCAAGTTGATGAACGGAGGAGTAACCAACCCCGTGGTTCCGATTCCCGCAGATCCCGGTACAGTGCTGATCTTCCCACCAACGTCTGTCATGGTGGTATAGAACAGAAAGGCATTGCCCTGCGTAGGCGTTCCAGCGTCCGCAGCATGCACGAAGTCAATAGTGAAGTTCTGACTTGTGGTGGTGAGGATCTTCGCGAACGTCGGAAACCCTGGATAGTTAGTCTGCAACGTCACGTACTGCCCGGCAGTGTACTGGTTCTTTGCCGAGACCGTAGCGATGTTGGCGGCGATTGAAATCTGTGTGATCGTCGCGGTGCCGTCTGGATAGTTGCCTCTGATGTGGCGTCGATCCCAGGTATTGTCAATCGTGAAGGACTTGCCGTTCAAGAAAGCAGAGATCGTGAACCCCGATAATACAACCGTCTGATTCGGAGAAAACGGATTGCTGTTCTGGTACAACGTGATCTTTCCGTTCTCGATCACCAGGAATCCATACCCCTCTTGAGCCGTAGCTGCGCCTTCCGCCGTCACGCCTCGATCCGCAAAGGGAACATGGCAGTGGAACGACGAGCCGTTCGAGAAGGACACCGGAAACTGCAGACCATTCAGCTCGGTCGCGGTAACCATCCCCGCGAACTTCACGACATCGCCGACATGAAAGTCATTGGTAGCTAAAACATCGAGAAGCCCGCTGCTGATTGTCAGCGAAGTGATCGACGTAGGAGCTTTGGCTGTATCAACGGCGTCGATAGCACCCGTTGCAGAAACGGTGGTGGGGAAATTCGTCCACTCGAACACCACGAGCAAAGTAGTTGGATTGCAAGAAAACACGAAGCCACTTTTTCCGTTCAAAAAGGCCGTGGCTCCCGTGAATCCCGAGAATGTGACTTTGGTGTGCGGCAGAAGAACCGCACCGAATGAAGTATTCGAGACAGCCGTCAGCACATTGCTGGCAATCGTTATCGAATCGATGTTGGTCAAAGAGCTGCCCGAGCTACCGACACACGCGAAGCCGGAATCCTGCGCATCAACCCAAACGCCGCCTGCATAGGTAATCGTGAGTTCTCGATCTCCGTAGTAGGAAACGATGTTCTGAATCGATGCTTGAGCCGGGATCAATCCGTAGTCAGGATGACGGTAGGTCACCGTGAACGTGCAGGTGAGCAAGCCCACATCAAACGCGGACGTGAGAATAACCCCGCCGCCACCAAACGAAGAATCTTTAGTCCCCGTGAAAGAGACGCTCGAACCTACGGGGAACAAAAAATCCGGCTGGACTGGAAAGCTTCCCACGAACTGGACTACGACGGTCAAGACATTATCTGTGACTGTCTGGGTGCCGACCACGGTAGGATCATAGACCCGTTGGTACGGCGTCACTGCGATGTCCTGCACGAGCGGGCCTACGACACCCTGTCCGTTCAGCTCGGTGTGGTTAACCAAGTCGCTGAGTGACATCACGGAACCGGGAATGCCAATCGCGTTTCCGCCTCGACCCGCGCTGTAGTAGCGGACCTTGAGCGCACTGCCGGTTGAAGCCGTAGAGGCAACCGTGAAGAAAGAAGTTTCCCGGAACGTCACGAGATCTGCGAAGACTTGGATGTTCTGGTTCGGGTCGATGAAAAAGTCGTTGATGTTGAATGAAGATTGCGGAGCCCACGCATTCAACGACTGAATCCACTTCTTCTGAACGTCGCCGTCACCAAAATACAAAACGTTCCCAACACTCTGGAACCGCGCAGGATTGGGAAACGCTTTCGTGTAGATAATCTGCTTGGTGTCTGGACCCGTGGCGTCGTAGATGATCGAGATGGTATCCGCGATCACCTTGATCGATTCATCGGTCGTGCTGAACAACCGGAACGAATAGAAACTAAAGACCGGAGGAAAGTCTTGGTTGTTGTAGACACTTGTCCCTGGGCGTCTGATCAGCGTGAGCCGGTTGCTGACCTCCGTGTTAAGGCCGTCGATCAAGCAATCGTTGTTGGCCCCGTAGTATTTCTCGGTCTGCCAGCCAAGAGCGCCTGAGCGCAGGGGATTACGCTGAGTCCACAGTCCCTGGAAAAAGCGAGACGTGTAGATGGGAACAAACTTGAGCGGCTTCCCCGGCGATCCCGCCATCGCGAGTTGATTTGGCATCCAACATTCCTCTACTCGTCAGTACGCACAACCTGGAGATCGTGATCCCCGGATTCAAAAATCTTTTGCCGAACAGCTCTCGGCAATATAATGCAACCCTGACTGGCCGTCCCCGGATTCGCGATGCTGTCGCCGTGGATCAGGAAACCTGATCTACCGTGCATGACATTCTTCGGATCGGGCGTCAGTCGCAGGGTGTACGGACTGTGACTCGAATTGTAGGGTCGCCCGATAGTGTACTTGCCCCTGGGAAGCGGTCCCGTGTTGGGCACATGATCCATGTCGGGATTGTTCTTACCGGCTCCCGCGCCCGCGTACCCGCGAGCGATGATGCCAATTGTGGAACCCCGAAGGCTCCCCGTCAGCTGTCCGTAGGTCCACATGGCTAGCCCTTTTTTCCGAGAGCGGCATCCAAAATCTTTGTGAAGGCTTGCTCAAAAGTCTCGTGATGAGACAAGTGATTGTTCAGCAGCGTTTCGATCTTCGTAATACGTCTCTCGTGCCACAGGGCCGCTACTAGAACTGTGAAGAGGATCGATGCGAGTTCAGCGTATGACATGAGCGTTTCCTTGATACGAGATCAGAGACCCTAGTAGGCCCCGCCCTGCCAGTCATAGGGCCATGCAGGACCGACCGGCATGCCATACTTGTACGGACTTCCTCCCGTCAAACCCTGCGACGGGTAAAAACAAGCGTCTTCTCTCTCTCGATCTGCTGCGCGCAACGCCGTAACGATTGTCTCTTCCCACTCCAGGTAGGTCTGGTTGGCGTTTCGGGTTCCTGCGTGTTGGTACGCCTTGGCAAGACACCCCTGTCGGAACAGATAAGCGTAGTCGTCGGGAATCGGATCAATCAGTCCCGTGAGCGCTATCAGCTTCGGCGCTCGAACTTGGTAAACAGGCATGATCAACCAGCACAGGCCCGACTGCGCAGGCAAGGGAACTATGCGAACCGCGATACCGTTCGGGTCGGCTACTGTCCAGGTCACGGTGCCATCCACAACCGTTGTTCCCGCCGCCGTAGCCGCTGGGAGAACAGGCTGAACCGCGCCGCTCGTGCCGTAGGGGCTACCGGGTGCCACGAATCCTGTTTGTCCGATACCCGGCGAGTTGATCGACAAGGTAAGACTGGCACTGTTGATGTACAGGATGTTGTTGTTGGCGTCCCTGAACTGCTGAATCGGTGAAGTAATCGTGGGTGATCCATACCCGCAAGGGTACACGGTATTCGCTTGCCACGTTCCCATGATCGCTAGGGAGTTCGGAACCCAGGACAGATTGAAGGGGTTTCCTTGATAAGAGGTTTGAGCCAGATCTCGGACGGCTTCCATTCCGTTGACCGGCTTCGGAACCGTCGAATTGTTGATATCCACTCTCCAGCCCTGCTCCATCCAACCCAGATTGGTGACGCTCGTCACATAGTCCTGCTGCAACGGGACCGTGAGAAACGACGCAATGTTCGCCCGGTTGAACTTCCAATTCATGTTCTGGGCGAGGAACCGCTGCATGATGTCGTTCGCCATCGTCAGGAAAGGTTCCTGCGTGAATCCTGCCGCCGACGTGACCGGTTCCAACTCCGAAAATGACCGGAGATAGTTCACCACACTCTGTAAGGTGATTGTGGATGCCATTATTGTAGACCTCTCGACGACACACGCTGTTGCGTCTTCAGCGCTGAGTCCTGGTTACTCGACTGGAAGATCAGGCGCTCGCTCAAAAAGATGTTGACTTGGCTTTCCGATAAGCCACCGTGGAAGCTGACGAGCTGCTTCAAGAACATGTTCATCGTGAACGGCCACCGAGAATCCCCGAGGTACTCGTAGGCTTTCGCCAAAACTCCGGTACTGTAGAGATGGAACATGTAGTCCGGGAACGGACTCCAAGTGTCACTGGTAGCTGTGAACGACGGAGCAGCCTGCTGCCAAGTGAGCTTCAAGGAGTAAATCTTGTCGGGAGCCGGTAGTAATCGGAAGGTGACCGTACCGACCCCATCGTCCAACTGAGCTGCAATCTTGACGGGCAAATTTGTTTGTAAGTCTTCTCCTAAAGCCAGCGCGATTTCCAGTTCTTTCGATTCTCCGCCGTTTGCGAGGGTGGCCTTCTCAATCCAACCGAAGTTGGGGGCCGCAAAGACGCTGGCCGTTGCAACTCCGCCGACCTCGACGATGGGTCCTACGTTGGCGTTGTTGTAGGCCACTACCAAGACCGTCGCGGAACTTGCGATGACGGTGCCGGACGTTCCATTCAAAAACAGAAGAGATGCGTGGGTGAATCCCGCGAAGTTTACGGTGGCTCCGAACACAGTTGTACCCCCGAAGCCCGCACTCGATAGAGTAAGGACGTTGGAGGTAATCTGAACTGTCGTCGGATTGGGGGCTGTCATGGTGACAGCGGAGGCGGTCGAGACCACGTAGTCCTGAGTTCCTACGACCGTGGTGATTGTAGTGGTCCCTCGGTTCCAGCGCCACGCGAAGGGAGGTGAGAGAAGAGTCTGACGGACCCAGTCGCCGATAGACAAAGCTGGGTCGCCAGTTCGTCCGCCAGCCGGGCCGGACGCGAAAGTAAGCGGTGCCAACCGAATGTACTGCGAAGCATATTGGAAGACTTCCGCAAGGGTGTGAGACATCGCTTATTCCTTTTTGAAAACGCACAGGCCGGGCTTGATTCCGGCTCGGGTATCAGCGCGGCATAGCCTGGGGTCTTATGACGGCTGTCCGCTTCGTATTCCCACTCCCGGCCCCGACCCCCGTCAGGACCAGTGGTGTCCGTCCACCACGCCATGCCTAAACCTACGACGCCAGACGGCCCGCGCTCATCGCAGCCTTGGGGTCGTGAAACGTTCGGATACCAGCCGACGACATCCGATTTCCCGACTTCTGCCGGAAAATCTTTTGGATATTTACGTCGGGGTCGTCTGAGAAAATCTGAAGCTGACAGTTCGTGCAGATCCCAACCACAACGCCGGAATCCAACCGGTGCATCACAATCGAAGACAGTTGGCCGGTAAAATCGCTGTTTTCGCTGGAACCCTGCAGATGCGGACAGGTCGCCTGACTGGAAAGGATCTGAGCTTTCATGCGCTCGTTGACTACGCGCATCGACTCCCGCATTGCCTTCTCATTCTCAACATTGCGGGGATCAACGTAGGGTTTGCGGGCCTCGATGATGGCTTTCGCAAGTTCGGACATCCCCTCAGAAACAATCTTCTCGGATCGCTCGGTTGATGCGCCCACCGCAGCCGCTACAGCGGAACTGATCAGCTGTTGAAGATCCGCTCGACTGATCGAGAGGTTACCGGCACCATCGACCTTCGGTGAAGATTGGGGCTGGGAAGCTTTTGCCCCCAAGGGGTTCTGATTCTCGTTCGGTTCTGGCATGTGATTCTCCTTGAACTGTGCCCAATCCGGGCAACCAGTCGATTGAATTTACTTTCGGTTTCGGAATGCGTACAACTGACGATACCAAACGATGCTGGCTTCTCCTCGGGCGGACCCGAACTCACGGTCGCATCGCTCTTCAGACATCAGGCCCAATTTGATCAGACGGAGCAAAACCGTCCGCCATCCGCGCTTGCTCTCGCGAATAGGAACGTCGCGTTCATCGAACTCGTACTGGGAAAACTCCGGCATCAGACCCGTGGGGATGTAGAACAGGTACTTGAAATCTCGCCCGTCGAGATCCGGCTGAGGACACGGGAAGGTTTGAAAAACGGCGAGATCTCCGATGATCCGGCCATCCATGATATACAGACTGCGGACCAGCTTACGAAGCTTTCGCAGCAAATCTGAATGATGGAGCGGCGTCCCGATCCGCGCCACGTCATTTTCATAGTCTTCTTGGTTTGCCCAACGCTGTCTCTTCGTAGCGTGAGAACTGTAGTTCAACTCTTTGAGCCGGGCGGTGTGTTCAGAAGTCGAGAGTCGCGGGGACGACGCACATTCCGTGCATTGGTCCTTTCGTCCGTCTCGATACGAGGAATCCTTCTGAAAGAATTTGTACCCAAGAATCCTCACGCAGCAGCAACATTCTTTACCGAGGAGATCCGAACTTTCAACAACCTCTCGGTCAATGGAATTCGAAGCTTGATTTAGGTCGTGCATGTCTGTTCCTCTTTCGCAGGAAATAATTTCAAATGGCTGTGGGAGAAGGATTCGAACCTTCGATGGCTTGATTAACAGTCAAGTGCCTTACCACTTGGCTACCCCACATCGGGTTTTCTACGTCTAGCGGCCCGAGCCTCTTTCCTTCCGGGAACCGCCATGTACCGTTGCTTCTCAACTCTCCACTTGTCTCTTGCCGAAGCGTGAATCTTATTTGTCTTAGTTGCGGCTCCGCTGTTGCACGACAAGTGGCTGTAGGCGATGTTCTCTACTGAGAAAAACACCGCAACAGGATCAGGAGCCGACTGCCAAGGCGTTTTGTGCTCCAACGACAGATACTGTTCAGTCTCGATCAATCGGTTACAGCGAAAGCAAACATTGAGATTGAACTTCTGGAGCAAAGAAAACAGAACCATCTTTCTAAGTCGATTAGACGCCGTACCGTGAGGCATACCTAATAGACGATCCTTCACTTCGTTGCTTTTTGACATTGGACCTCCGTCCTTATCAAAGCAGAGAGGAGAGGTGTTTAACCCCTCCCCCATGTGGATCAAGCTTAGATCAGTTCGAGCGAGAATTCCGTGAACTGAGCGGTACTGGCAGCCGCGTTTCCGAAGGTGATGAACGGAACGAAACTCAGAGCTGCTACCGTCAAAGCAGGAGCGGCAACGGTGCTCTGAATTACGTCGCTGACAACCTGGATGGTAGGAGTCGGCAGGAACGTGATCGTGGCGCTGTGACGGCTGGCCAGATTCCCGTTCGCACCGCTACCGAGGGTCCACAGGCACTCGGCCACGACAGTCCAGGCGAAAGCACCTCCAGCCACAGCCGCGAGGGCTGCTCCCGAGGTCGCAATCAGGACGTTGGACCCGATGACCGAAGAAGTTCCGAGGGTCAGAGAAGCCAAAACGGACTGAGCAGCGTTGGCTCCGGCGACACCCGTACCGGAAATCCGGACTCGGAACGGCACCCCGTCAAACGAAGTGCTGCTGAAGTACGGAGTCTGTCCGCCGCGAGGCGTACCAAACAACCGTCCGTAAGCGGGACCGAGGATCGCACTGTTTTCGTTTGGCGACAGGGGGTTGAAAGCTCCCAAGATCGCCGACTGCAGCGGAACACTGAGAACGGCAGTGGCACCAACACCGTTATCGGTATTGACCGTAGCCGCTCTTGCTGTAGTCGAAGCCACAGCTTGGGCTGCCAACTGATTTCGACCGGTGCCCGACCGGAATGCTAGGATTGTGTTTGCGTTCATGACGTATCTCCATATACTACGTTGTGGTGTTTGAGCGTGAACTTCGTAGACCCTTGCGCGGGCACTGGGGGAACTTATTCGGGTTTGAAGATCGGCTCTGCTTTCAGCTCACCGTCTTCGATGTAGACCGCAGCGACGCCACCGGGAAGAACCTTCGTTGAGGATTTATCCTTATTGAACAGGTCCCCGGCCTCGCGTATGACGCTGGAGTGAGCAACCAAGAGCGTCGGCGTCCCGCTCCTCAAGGCCCACCTCACCGCGTCTACAAGCATCGGTCTAACTCGTCCTCGAAACTCGTTGAACGACTCTCCACCAGGGAAAGGTTCGTCCGGATTTTCTGCGTGACAGCTGACTATCTGTTTATTCTCGGGAGTCTTCTTTTGCCCGCCGAGATCTCCGACATCCAAGTCCTGGAGGTTCCCGTTACCGTGGTACGGAAGACCTACCTTGGCCTTGTTAATTATCATGGCCGTGTGACGACTGCGCTTCTTCGGTGAAAAGAATATGGAGCCTAGCTCGATGGGCTCAAAATAAAACGACAGCGCGTGAGCATCCCGCCAGCCACTCCCATTCAGATCCGGATCGAGATGACCTTTGAAACAGTTGCTCTCGTTGAGATCCGTCATCCCGTGCCGGGCGAGGTACACTAAAATCTCATTAGGCTTTTGCACCATGATCATCTCCGTCCAGATCACCCTCAATGGCTGACTCCACGACGGCGATGACTTCTTGCTCGGCCTGCTCTTCTTTCTCGATCTCTCGGACAAACAAAATCAGCTCGGGGTGCTCGGCCTGTTTGTAGCCCTTCTTTCGCATGAGACGGATGGCGGCTTTTCGCCACTCATACGAAGCTGATTCGTTTCGAGCCACGTCGAGCAGAATGCTTGCTGGCAGGGGATCGAGTGTTTCGTTGATGTCTGGTTTGGTGTTGAGTATCATCCTATCCTCGGAGTAAAACAAAATTGGCAGACCGACTCGGATTCGAACCGAGAACTCCTGATTTGGAGGCAGGCGTTTTATCCGGTTGCTACTACCAGTCTGTGGTGGACGAAGAGAGAATCGAACTCTCGGCCTCCGCATTGCAGGTGCGGCGCTCTCCCGGCTGAGCTACTCGCCCTTTTCCCGTTGATTGATGATAGCCGTGACATCGGAAACTTTCTTGATCGCGCCTGCCGCGATGCCCAGGCACTGACCATCTTTCGAGATAAAGCACTCGCCCGCTTCGTTGAACTCGACCTTGTGTCCGTTGAACTCAGCGGACGTAAAGTTGGGCTCCACAACGGACTCGTCCGGATCAACAAAAGGGTCGAAGAGTTCCGGCTCCGGGTGCGTTTCAAGAATCGTTTCGACTTCCGCAGCAACTTCCGTCTCGGCCTCAACTTTCACTTCTGAATTCGTTTCGTCTGACATGATATCCTCCGTGTGAATTAGTTGGAGCCGCCCGAGGGACTCGAACCCCCAACCATCGGTTTACAAAACCGCTGCTCTACCCTTTGGAGCTACGGCGGCGGAATTCTTCTTGCGACCGATCATGATCGTCTTGCGTCCGTGATATCCGAACAAGTAGTTGACGGTGTCCTGGGCGCTCTGATGGACGTGCAGCAACCAGGGAAGATCGTACCTGAGCGGCATACTAAGCGCCGCGTTGCCGAAAGAATCGAGCATAGAAAGAATAACGGCAACCCGCTTGTCGTTGACAGCGGTAGGCAGAGGATCTGGATCTGGACGATGCCGCGCTTCATTGTTTCTACCACATCTCTGACATTCGAACATCGTGATGTGCTGGCCTTCGTCCGCAAATCCCGCAACCTCTCCGCAATATCGGCACTGAGCTTTTGAGCATTCGACATTCATAAATGGTGTAGGGGGCAGGATTCGAACCTGCGTAATCCACCAAGGGATGTCGGTTTTACAGACCGGTGCGTTTAGCCGCTCTGCCACCCCTACGAGTTTACTTCCCAGACGAGTTCACAAGTCAGACTTGTCAACTTTTCTGGCGAATAAACTCGACAAAAATCCAGGAGGGGTTTGACCCCCTCCCGGAAGAATCACGAAACGAGACGGAGGTTGACTCTTTACGACACCGACAGATTTGTGGGAGCGGGCGGCGTATTGTCAATCACCACCTGAACCACTTCTGTCGAAGGCGTAGAGGCCCCGCCGTTTTTCACTGCGCTCACTCGATAGAATTCGGACACCGCGCCCGCTGAAAACGTCTTTGATCGGGCGTTCGCAAACACTGACTGAAAGGAATTCCACGGACCCGCCGCTGAAGGACCCGATTCGACTAAGAAACTGTCGATCAAAACCTCGTCGGCTGCCGGGTAGTCCCAGGTCAGCAATACACTTTGTCCCGTTCGTTTCGTTATGGAAGTCGCCATTTTGTTTTTCTCCTGGAGGTTAAGAGTGCAATTGAAAAAAAATTCAGGGGACGCCCGTTCCTCTAAGCCGTATGTGTGGTCGCGAGCCACCAGCGCCGGTTCATCTAGTCCCCCGAAGGGTTGTAAATTCTGAGCGTCCCACCAATCCGGCAGGACGCCCTGGGAGAGTTTGCGATTAGAAAGATCCGATGTACCAGGACAGCCGCTAGGCTTCAGCCGACGTTGGGAGATCCAATCCGAATCTCCCTCGGTCCGCCGAGAAGCTTAGCTAGAGCTGGTCTCGCTCTGCAGCCGACGAAGAACCATCGTGCTGCCGGGACGCAACGTGTTTGTGTATTTCACGTTGTAGGAGACCCAACCCCCGATCTGACGAGCAGGATCGGCGACGCTGCCCTGTGCGGGAGCTTCCTGGATCAGCAAGCGGTAGTTCTTCTCGCCGGATTCAGGATTCTTCCCGAGGAACACGGAGAACAACGCATCATCCGCGAAGATGTATGTGTTGTAGTACGTGTTGCCACCAATGAGGGAGCTTGGTGCAGTGGTGGTCTGCTTGAACCGCGTACCGGCGAACTGGATGACTTCCTCGTTCGCAAGAGGAGCCATCAGTTTGTCAACTGTAGACTCGTTGCGCTTCAGAATGTCAGTCAAGCCGTTTGCGCTGGTGTCATTCAGCACATCATGCACGACGAACGGATGGATGATCCCACCCCAATACCCGTCCTTCGTCAGCGGACGAGCGTTGACACCCGCGAGTTGCTGGGTAGCAGTGCGGATGTTGTTGGCAGTCAGGTAGGACCCGTTGGCCAACAGGATGTTGACGCTGGAATCCACCGCAACAGCGGCGTCAGCGGTCAACTGAACGAGAGAGTTGAGGGTCAGCGCCAACCGGTAGTTCAATTCGGTTGACAGGTTCTGCAACAGTGACGGATCGTCGATTGCAACGTCCATCGCCAGATCGGAGCTGTTGATGAAATCGGCGTACTGACCGATTGTCGCCACGATCTTGGTCGAAGACTCACTGATGGGAGAACCGACCGTACCTTCCGCAGCTTGGTTGGTGTTGGCAGCCAAGAGAGCGTAGGTGAAGAATTGGATCTGGTTACCAGACCGGAGCGGCAGAGGTTTCTGCTTTGTCATGCTCAGGAATGGGGTCTGCGCCTTCAGGTTGGGAATTGCTCCGCGCTCGTAGTAGATGGCCACGAGGTTGGGCAAGGCACCTGAAGTCTGGATGCTTGCTGGTGAAAAAGCCATGAGAGTTACCTCGAAAGGTTGTTACTTCTAGCGCCGAGTCCCCAACCGGAGCTGACGAACGCCGTGGAGTAATTTCTCCACATCGCCGTCAGACAGGCTGTCTAACTCTTCGACTGAGGGCGGCGTTGCAGCCTCGGTGTTTCGAGCCACCGTTTCCGATGTACGAATACCAAGGTTTGCGTTGCCCGCTCTCGGACGCCTTTCACGAACAATCCGGTCGTTAGAGGTCGTCGGGGTGGCAGCAGCCGGAGTGACCGGCGCTGCTGGCGCTGCGGGTGCAGCGGGAACTACAACTGTGTCAGCTTCCTCTTCTTCGACTCGGAGATCCAACAATCCGTCGTTCACCAAGTCTTGGTAAGCTTCGTCCAAAGTCTCAGCCGTCCACTGTCCGGCGTTGTACAGGACCTCGATCATCGCGTTCGGATCGCGCCCTTGCAGTGGCTGATTCAACTTGTACTTGCACAACCAAGCAATCAGAGCTTCAAAATTCTTTTCATACGGAACGTACTCCTCGTGAGTCCTCAAAAATTCCTTGGAGATCGCTTCCGCCGACAGCTCGTCTGAGGCTGCCTTTCCGGTCTTTGCCACCTTCACGAATTCCTCAAGAGACAATCCAGTCTTCTTTTGGAACCATTGCCCGATGGCGGCATCCGGATCATCTTGCAACTTGGTCTTCAACTCGAAGATCTCATCCGCCGTCAAGTTGCGATACGCGGCGCTGGCTGGAACAGAAGCGGGAGCCACGGGTGTATCCGTAGAATCGATGCCGAGCTTCGTTTTCTTGCTCAGCTCTCGAATCTTCTGCGTCGCGTTGATCTTTCCAGCAGACAAGTTGACGAGCAACTCATCCTTGGTAGATCCGTAGAAAACCTCGACGGGAGCCCCGGTGTTTGAATCCAGGGTAGCTTTCCAGCCTCGGTTCCCGTGCTCGATGGTTACCTGCGAACCATCTTCATAGGCATAGACCTGGGGCTCGTCGGCAGCCTTCGGGGTTGCCGGAGCCGGGTCAACAACGGGAGCGGGGACCTCCGTCGAGATCCCTTGCTCGTCCGCTATCTTTTGAATCTCATCCTCAAAGCTTCCTTCCGGATCGTTCGGCGCGAGAGGCGCAAACAAATCGTCGGCAAACGGATCGGGAACTACAGAGGCTACGTTTGGCATGTGAATCTCCTTGGACCTCTGGCAATCCGCCAGAACGGTCAATTGTTTTTGTCAGAAAAAGCGATCAGTTTTTCTGACCGCGCCTCTGACCGACCAGGGCTTTATGTCCGCTGGCCTCATGCGCTTTGCGAAAAGCGAGAGTGCGGAAGGTTACTCGACAAACACCGCAGGTCGAGCGGAACAGATATAGCTCGTATTTCCGTTTCCGAATCGGGTTGTAAGTCCGCTTCGGCAGACCTTTGGCTACTTTCTTCTTTGTGATTGGCATGGCATGTTACCTCCTATGTCATGACAACCTCCTTTCTAAAGCGTAGGATTTTTTGAAACGAAAACCACACAAGACTTGTTTCGAAACTACAAGCTTTCGGGAGGAACCGGGCTCATCATCCGAGCCGCGTTCTTCAGAAACACTGGAGTCGGCGTGTTCACAGCTCGATTCACGTCTTCCGGAAACTTAACCGCTAGATCGTTGAGGGCGTAGGCAGCGGCATGGGCTTCCTTCACATGTTCGCTACCCGGAGAGAGTTTCAACAGATCGTAGGTAGCTCGATCCGCGTAGCTCTTGAGCGTATCGATCAGAATCGTGTACGCCTCCGTGTGGATGACCTGAGCCAACGTTCGACCCTTATCCCACAACTCAACTTCGAACCTCTCTTCGTCAGTGAGCGTCCTACCCAGACTCGCCTCGACCCTGTCAACCATCAAGCTCTCAGCCATAAATTAAACTCCAAGCCCCGCTGCGGGGGCGGCTTCGAGACCGGCAGCCGGAGCCGCTTCTTCGGCACCGATAGACTCTTGATCGAGTCCGTGCTTCAAAACGTCCCTGCCAGCTCTCGCGATGTTTTCCTGTTCAGCTAGGTCTGACTTGTTATCGTGCTGCTGGGCTAGGGCTGCTTGAGATGCTTGCGCCTTCGCCGCTGCTATTGCTGCGGGAGAATTAGCTTGTGCCTGTTGCTTCTCTTCGTCCGTCATATTCACAACGACATCGTCATAAGTCTTCCAATCGGACACCGCGAAGAACATCTTGACGACTTCCTCGATCTTAACCTTCTTGCCCTGCGCCGCCAGCTGTTTGGTTGTCTCCGGACTGGTCAAGAACTGAACGATCATCGGCAGAGATTGTGCCATCGCCCTGCGAGCTTGCAGTTTCGCGGCAGCCAGGATAGCGAACTTCACTCGGGCGTTCAGGATCTCAAGGACATCGCCCTTGGTCGTGATGAACTCGTGCTGCAACTCTTCTCCGAGAATGTACTTGATAGCCGATACGGGTAGCATTGCCCGGTTCAGCTCGTGAGCGTGATACAAAAACGGAACGATCACATTGTTGGACAACTTCTCTACGAAGTCCGCCACGCGGGAGCCCGCGCCAGCAGCCAGAAGATTGGCTCCGGACGCCGTGCGCGCCAAACTGGAATGTCCGCTTTGACCGGCAACCCCTTGCATACCAGGATCGCTAACGCCGGAAACACGCTCAGAGCGGGATTCAGAGAACGCCAGCATCCGCTCGGCCTCGGGGACTGGGTTGAGTCGCTCCAGGGGTCTGAAGTCGTCCTTGTTGTCTACATCGACGATCTTACCAGGGGAGATCCGGATACTCTGAGTCGGAACGCTCTTGCCTCGAACACGGATGTAGACCCCATTCAAATTCAACGCCGCATTATCGAGATAGAGGTTCGTGAGCCCTTGCTGCAACCGTTGCTCGGCCCCGATAACCTTCGCGAGACCCATCGACCAGAAGGCTTCGGGAACATCCCACCAGCCAACCGACAGAAACGGGATCTCGCCGTAGGGGTTCTGGTCATTGCAAATCACGACCTTCTTATTCAGAATCGCGATACACTTTCCGTTGTCCCAGCGCTCCAAAACTTCAAGCGGCTGTTCGAAAGGATCTTCGGTGGTGGCTTCGTAGCGAGCTTCCGCTCGGGCATCCCACAACGGATTTCGATTCGTTATTTCTGACGGCGCGGCCTCGACTGGTTCCTTCGGAGGCAGGAACAATTGGAGCAGCGCCTCTTTCGATGGGATCGTGAATCCGGGACGCTCTCGGAGCTTGTCGAGATCCGACCAAGTCAAGTACATACGATGAACGACGTACTTGCCCTTGTTGATGCTTGGGACGTTGAGACCTGGATCGACGAGCACATACCGGAGGTTCGTGATGTTCTCGAAGACAGGGCGGTCAATGACCTCTTCAACGAGCTGCTCTTCGATGGCGTCATCGTCAGAGACGGCCTCGATAGCGATATTCGGTAGAGTATCCGCGACGTTTGGTATGACCGCTTCTGGAGCCGGTCGCACGTAGATCTTCCGTGTTCGGGTGAAGGTCTCCCACCCCCATTTCCAAATGCCGGTGCCGAAGAGAACCGCGTTGAAGCATCCGCGTTTGAGTTCCTCGCGGAATCCGATGTCTTCCAGCTGGTAGGCCAGCAGCGCACCGATAGCACTCGCGGTGGTCTGCGATGTGCCGGGCCTCTTCTGAATCATGAACGGCGGATCGTCGTAGAACAAGCCGTTGATGATCTGGGGAACCAGAGAGTTCACCGCTGTAGCAACGGTGAAGAAAGGCACGTTCGCCCTCTCGGACTGCGTGCCTTCCCAGTATTGCGCAGTGTACGGCGACTGATACAGCGTAGTTGCCGAGGGCCACTGCATGACCCAGGCTTTCGTCGAGGCGAAGTTCTCCGCTCTTAGAGCGTCTTGAACGACAAGCTTCAACGCCGGGTCATTGCCCCAGATATTGTTCGCGATAACTGCTGTTGCTTCCTCGGGAGTTATCGGGGCATGAACGTTTACTGACGGTTGTTCGAGCAGCATGGGTCACTCGGTTCGGAAGAAATTAGCCAATGGAAACTTTGGGATCGATGACTTCTCCGACCTTGGTTTTCTTGTAACCCTTGCAGGTCTGCGAACCGGACAAAAAATCAACTCCGCATGGATTGTCGAGTGATGTTCCACCCTCGCTGTTAACGCTCGCGTGGAATGCCTTTCCGCCCTTCCCCCACTCGGAAGGACCATCAACAGACACAGACTCGTTGGCTCGCGGGGCCTCCTGATGGTCGCTCTGCTTCACGAGCATGTCTTGACCTTCCGCGTCCCCGTGGGCTCCACCAGATTGACCGTTAGCAGCCTTGACAGACTGAACATGGAACTCGGACGCCTTCGCCTTGTAGGGATCTTTCTGACTTGGGTTCTGATCGACCAGTTGATTATGTGACATTGTTTTTCCTCTGTTACAAAGTTGGGTGCGTATTTATAACTACCCCAGAATTCCGCTCCCAAGAATCGGTTCTAAGCCACCAGGGGCGGGAGACGACCTCATTCCGGAATCTTCAGGCACTGCGACGATGGGTTGAGATATCGGTGATGTCACCCAGTTGAGTTCGCCAGTCTCTGGGTTGTGCGTCAAAAGGAATCCACCAAACGGCGATGAAAAATCTTCTTCAAACAAAAGCTTCCATCCGGCTTCGACTTTGCTCCAGGTCTGCGTTTCGTTTTTCGCGATTGACTGCGCCATCGCGGGAGCGTGCTTCAGTTGCCGAGATATCACATCAGGGATATCATCGTGGGCACTTGCGCCCATGCACTTCTCGAACTCATCGTACAACACACTGAGAAACGGAAGATGGGCCGCAAACTTCATACGACTGTCATCCAACCACGGCTGCAGCGCTGCCATGCGAATCTTCTTTGCGTCTTTGTTGGTCTCAGCAGCGACCCAGTCGATTCGGCTGAAGAGCCCGATGATGTAAGGATCGCCGGTCTTCAGAGACTCTGACCTGATCGCGGGCTCCAAAAGCTTAGACCCCGAGGCGTCTTCAATCGAAACGACGTAGGGTCGGTACTTCAAAGCAAAATCGACAACAGCCTTCGCAAGCTCGGAAGGCGTGAACCGGGCACGAATCAGATCGTGTACGAAGAATTGACCTTTGTCATTCCAGATCGCCGACGACGCCGTGCAGTAGTCTCGACCTTTCTTCTTGCTAAACGCAAAGTCCCAGGTCTGACTGACCGGCCCTCGCGACGGAAGCTCCGTGAACGGAACCGTAGCCAAAATCAACTTGTCGCGCTCGAAAATCGAGAAGGTCGAAGAACGTGGATTCTGGTTGAGCTGACCTTCGAAAGTCTCTTCATTCTCGCCGAACTCTCGCAGCAACCACGGGTACGGCATAATCTTGGGAAGCAGAAGGTCACAACCTTCGATGCCCGCTTCCTTATAGGTGGCGGGCTTTCCCTCGATCTTCAGCTGCTTCGCTACCTCGGGCTTTATAGTAATGGCGCGCCCGATGAGGATCTTCGTGCAGGTGCTGTAGTTTTCAGTGTACTCCCAGGCCGGTTGCCGGTTGGTCTTGATGTCGCCGACGTTCTTCTCGATCAAGACTCCGTAGTGATCTTCCTCGGCATACCGCGTACCGATCATCTCGAAGTAGTAGTCGCCCGGTCGCAGCAGTTTCTTGGACAGGAAGATCTTCTTCGAGATCGACTGGCATTGCTCCGGGCTCTCAGAATTCTTATCGCAAACCGCGTCATCAGCTTTGATCAGCTCGAAGTGCAAACCAGACTTCGTTGATCCAATTGAGGACGCCAGGACCGTGGGCTCTTTGCGATGGACCTTCTTCGCAGCCCACACCGGGCAATTGAATTCGAATTGATTGCCTGCGTCGAGTTCCTTTTCGGTCATGCAGAACTCGGGGAAGAAGAGGTTCATCAAGCTGACATCGTCTTCCTTCGCAGCGAAATGACCCTTCAACTCCTTTACGAAACCGATGGCGAGATCATCGACACCGGTCAGGAACAGAATCCGGATCTCAGGAGAATTGAGAATCCACTGAACCGCGTCACAGACATCAATCGTACTTTTGAATCCGCCACGAGGCCAAAGTAGCAGGCGCTGCTTGAAGCTGTCTTGCTCTCCGATCTCTTTGTCCGGCGTCTTCTGCACGAAAAAGTCGCAGACGATCTGATACTCTTCTCGGGTGATGCGATTCTCTTTGATGTGCTTGTCCACGCCAGCCGGGTTGGTGCCCCAGCAAAAGTATTTGACAAGCCAGAAGAGATCCGTTTTTGAACGGCGTCGAACCTCTTTCGAGAGCGGAGCTTTTTCGAGGCCCGCTGACTGCAGGCTCCGCAAGGTGCCACGAACATCGACACGGGTGATGTACTCGTAGAGAACATCGTCCGGAATCTTCTCCGGGGTCCCGTGCTTTTCAAGTAAAGTGTCGAAGGTTTCGAGCATCTGGTTTTAGTACCAGATGAACAGTTGGCCGCTGTCAATCTGGGTGACGATGAAGTCGATCCACTTGATCCCGCCCTTCTTGAATTTCACGTACTGAGACGCTGCGACAGAATCTGCGGTCGCGTGAAATAGAAGCGTGCCGTCCGAAGCCTCTACCCTCACTTCGTGTCCCGCAGCAGCCGGGTCATGCCACAAAATCGCCTTGGGGTAGATCGCAAAAGTGTTAGGTGACACACCACTCTCCACGTACCCCTTTTCCATGACCGCATCAAACATCACGGGACCGCCGCTCAGCTGAACCGGAGCAGACACGGTGACCGTCAAGTTATCTCCGCCCGACGAACTGATTGTACCGTCCGTAACAGAGATGACTGCAGTCTCTACGGAATTAAGAAAGATCTGCGTAGTTGCGACGCCCGCGACAAAAGTAATAACAGTCGGCGAACCAAAAGGCTGGTCTACGTTATCTTTGTCTTTGGCGGTCGGGGCTCCCAGAGGCCGATTCGTATCGGACACCGAAGCTCCGCTGAAGATCAGGGTCTTGTCTCCAGAATACGCCGGGTTGTCTGCGGTAATGGTGATGATCTGACTTCGACCCGCGACTTCCGTACCGCTGCCGGTAATCGCGAGCGAGGTAGCTACACCGGTGTCCGCAAACGGGGCTTCGATAGTCGTTCCGGTGACATCGGCATCCAAGACGTTTGTAGAACTGTCGGGCTCGGGATCAACACCCTCCATCAAATAATAATAGGTCGCAATGTCTGCGTGCTGCGTACCCTCCGCAGGAGCCACCTCTTTGATCTCAGCGAGAGTCAGAACCTCGTCATAGAACAGCGCGACCTTTTGAATCTTTCCGGGGAAAGGTTCCGCAATCGCAGGAGTGCTGGTGTGCCGGGCACCAATAAGCTGAGAACAATTGGCGGGCGAATTCAGGACGCGGCTGCCCGGAACCGTGGTATGCAGAGCAACGTTTGCTACCGTGGTTCCGACGTAGAACCGGATTTCATTGGCTACGCTGTCGTTTACAATCGCAAAAAATTTGCCGTTGCCGATCCAACTTCCGGCGACAGTCGCGTCAGTAGCGCCATGACCGTTTCCGGGGCGGAACCGGATTTTGCAATCCACGACTCCACCTGGAACCAAATACACTTCGAAGCCATTACCGGTGCCGGAAGCTTCGTGACCGGCAATGCAGATCTGCACCACTCCGGGGTCCGAAGTCAGCATGACCCACGCGCAAAAAGTGAAGTCGTTGCCAGCACCTTTGGACGCCGTCAGGCCGGTATCCAGATAGTCACCGATGGTTCCGAATTGTCTCGATACGACCATTGGCGTGCCTTTTAAGTCGTGAAGTAGATGTTAAGAGTTCCGCTGTCGAGCACAGACACGCGCCATTGAGCGGGCCATCGCACGCCATCCGCTACTTGAAAATATCCGCCTTCACCGGCAACCGCACAGGTGCCTGTAAACAGAATCCTGCCGTCCACGTCGTCGATGATCTCGAACGCATCGCCCGGTGCCGTAGGGTTATCCCAATGAATGACCCGAGGGTAAACCAAAAGATTGTTCGGGACACCGAGAATGGTGTCTTGGTAGCCATCCGGCATCACCGTATCAATGACGAAAGGAAGCGAAGTGAAATCGTTTGCCATGTACTTTACCTCGGGTTGCCTCGTTGTCTCCGAACATACTCCAGCACCGCTTCGACAGCGAACCGATCAGCCTGCCCCTCGTTGAGCGGCTTCCCGGCCTGATCTTGCAGCGCATGCTTGTATTCGTGGGCCAGCAGAAGAAGCGAGATCGGTGCATACTCCGGATAGAACAGGCCGGTCGCCAGATACATCAGCTTGACGCCGTCCGTGTGTTCTCCGTTGTGATAGATCCCGTAGTAGGGTTCCGCACTATCGTCTTCGTCGTCCGGAACCTTCGTGCTGTCCGACTCGATCTCGGCATCTGGAAAAATCTGGAGATGCACGTCCTTCTTCAACGGATACTCTTTGTTCAGGAAAGCAACGAAACTGCGCAGCTCTTTGGAAAAATGTGGAATCCGGCCTTGAAGGATGAGCATGGGCTTGGCTGAACGTTTCGATCCAAGGATTTCTTTGACGGCCATCTTAACCTCTGAAGCCCGGTAGCTCGTGCGGGCATTTGCCGAAGTGGGCGCGAGCGAAGTTGCAGTTGTAACACAACAACCTGTATTTCGACTTTGGCCAACCCTGGTCTCGAAGCAGCTTGTACATCCGCCATCCACGGGTGCCGGTTTTCTTACGGTGCTTGTCGCCGCCGCCCTCGGTGTGATCGAGTGAAAGGAACTGCGGCACTCGAACCTCACAACCTCCGGGGCACTGACATTTGCCACCGTAGGCCCTTATAAACTCCGACCGTAGATCCTCACGATCTGAGGCTTGTCGGCATCTCGACCCACAAAACTTTGCTTGTAACGGTCGCAGTTGCTTTCCACATTGCGAGCAGAATCGCATCGTTTCGTCCTATCGTCTTTCTTCTCGGTATACCTCGGAAAGAAAATCGTTCGGAAGCTTTCCATTCTCACCTCTCCAGTTTTTTCTTTTTTCGATTTGATTTTGTCAGTCGGTCGTTCCTCACTGCAGACAGCATCAGGCGGGCTCCTGGAATCGGAACTCCGTTTCTATCGTTGATGAAAAATTGGAAATTGTGGATCAGCCCGCAATCACAGCACTCCATCTTGAAATTCTGGAGGTTCGCGACCTCATACAGCGTGTCGTCTCGGCACTGAACCTTTTCTGTTACGATTGCCCAGTGGACACGCTTGGTCGGCATGATGGCTATCCTTTCTCGGGGATGTTGGCTCCTGCGGCTCGGGCCTTCGAGAGCATGATCGCGACTCGCTGCTTGTCCGCCTGCTTTGGTCCTTTCTTTCGCAGAGTAGCTCCCAGAACCTTCGGAGGGTTGTTCTTGAGTTCCTTGCCTGCCGCCCGGACAAGACGTTGAGTCTTGCTGGGAACCTTCTTCTTTCCAGAACCCAGGGAACTGGCAGCCGCTGAGACCTTGCCGCCGCGCCGGTACTTCTTTGCTTCTTTCACCGGGAGCACGGCTTCGCCTTTGTGGAGCTTCGCGAGTCCTGTCTTGGGAACGTTCTTCGTTCCTTTCTTATAGGACTTGGCGCGCTTCTCTTGAAGCTCGTACAGTCGGACCTCCGCTGGAGTCGAGCTTCCGATGCTCTTGCGGATTCGGTAGTCGCGAAGTCTCTGAGTGGATTTCGTCAACTCTTTTTCTTCCGCAGGGTCGCGAGCCGAGTCCGGCTCGGCCTTCTTCGTCCGGTCATCCTTCTTGGATTTCTCCTCGGACGCCTCATCGATATCCTTCTTCCGCGTCTGAAGCGCTGCGGCAGCAGCAGAGTATGGATTCCAACTCTTTGTGTCGGGCATGTTAGACTCCTAGTGGTCCGGCTGGCGCTGCCGGTAACGGCATCGGTCCAGCTTCGGGAGAGATAGGTCCGGGTCCAGCTGCAGATGGTAACTGCGGAGCAGCGGAGATATCAGGAGGCAACGCGGGCTCTGGCGTCGCAGGTCCGCCGAGTCCCATGTATTCGCCGACGTGGGAAGACAAAGCATCGGGACCAAGCGCGTGTTGCTCGGACTCGACAGGCGGCGCGCCGGGCTCAGACTTGAACTCGTGATCGACAAGAAACTGACCGTTCGCGGTCTTACTGATGTGCATCCGCTGGACGGCCTTCTTCACGGCTTTGTCGATGTACAGCTTCGTAGCCTCGGGTACGCGAGGAGACGCATCCTTCTTCGGCTTGGCACTCTTCTTTTTCTTGTCCCCGCTGAGGGCCGATTTTGTGCGACTTTGCTTTGCCATTGGTCTACCGTCCTTTGATGAGTGCGTCAGCGCGCCCCAATAACTCGGATGTGGGGGCGGTAGGCTTCGCGGAGGTTGCTCGAACATCAGCCCGTATCTTATCGTAAGTGTCCGGAACTGCCGGTGCCGCAGGTCGAGCGGTAGCGGGCTTCGTCAAGGAGCCGTGCTCTTTCTCATACGCCTGAACGTTGGCTTGCTTGGCATCAATAGCTTTCTTCTCTTCACTCAGGTTGAAAGACTGACGCAAATGCTCGAAGAACCCAGTCTTCGGTAGAGCATGGATCTCTTCAGGACCCTCGCTGTACTGGTGCGTAGCCTTGATGTGCCCGTTGGTGGTGTGCTCCAGGCTCATGCGCCGCAACTCACGAAGCGTCGGCTCGTCTTTCTTTCCGCCAAGAACTTCTTTTGACTTGCTGTCGGCCATGTGCGTATCCTCAATTCAGTGACATCATCACCGGAAACATTCCGAATCTAACTTCTTTGATTTCGAACTGAGGCCGCACGCAAGTTGGGAGCACTAGACGGTGCCTCACACAGTACGCCATTTCAATCTTCGCGAGATGATCAAACAGAGGCTCGGGGTCAAAGGGAATCGGTCCATCACCTTTGATGAACTCCCCGAGATTGACAACCCATGCCTCTCTACCTCGGCTACTCGGATTCGGTTCCTTCATCTTTGTCCTCGTGGCCGTGCTCTTCGGCTTCCTCTTCGGAGTCACCGGCGAA